AGATCCTCCCATCCGGCCGCTTTCAGGATCGGGTACACGCGGTCTTTCAGCTGGTTCTCCAGGTGCTGCTTGAAGTTTTCTACCTGCTGTTGCCTGGCCGCGACCGCCTTTCGGATCATCCAGTCGCGCATCTGGTCAGGCGTAACGATCTGCTTTCCAGTGTCGTCGTAGATCGGACCGGCGCCCGTCGTGGTCCTTGCATCCGCAAGCGCCTTGGTGTAAACTCCGCTGGCGAAGTCCTCCTGAATCCTGGCGATCTGCTGCGCCAGGTCACGGTCGGCCTGCGCCACCTTCCTGTCGAAATCGGCCTGCGCGTTGTTCAGCACATTCAGGCCGAACTCCAATTGCCGCCACTTGTCCGGGCTGAGTGACCCGCCGACGAATGGCGCGATCTTGAATTCTCCGGTGCGATTGTCAAACACGCCGTACCGCTGCACCCCGTTGGCGTCCGCCCATTCCTTCCACTGGTACCTCTCCGTCCCGGTGCCCGGCGGCAGTTGGTCCTTGGGAAGCCATCGTTGCTGATGTGCTGGGAGCGGCTGCCAGCTGCTGGGATCGACCCACACGTTCCGCAGCGGATCAAATGACGCGTAGGCGTACTCATCCGGATTGCTCGGATTCATCACAACCGTGGGCGGCGGGAGCTTCAGCCCCATGGCTTCGTAGACAAAGGGCCGTTTGACCGGATCCGCAACCGCCCGCTGAATGCTTTGCGGCAGCGAGCTCAGGACCGGCGGAGAGCCCGCGCGGGCCGCGACAGCAGGGGCTGCTCCAGTCGAAGCGAGAGCGATCGGCGGAGCGGCCGGAGCCTGTGCAGTAGCGGCAGGCGCGGCTACGGTTGGCGGAGGCGGCACAGAGGCCAGGCTGGCTTCGGGAGACGTGGCCGCCATCAGCGCCTGGATGGCGCCGGAAGGAACCGCCGCCTGGGGAGGGCCGCTGGTCGCCACGGGAGCCGGAGGCGCCGACTGCGGAGAGGTTCGAGACGGGCTCGGACCTGCGGCAGCCGGTTGTGCTGCGCCTGCTGGCCATCCCTCGGCCTGCGTCTGCTGCTGCGCCTGCGGAGCTTGCTGCTCCTGGGGCGGGGCGACCACCGGAAGAGGAGCGGGCTGCCCGGCCGCAGCGGCGCTTCCTGCCGCCGGTTCGCCGCCGCGAAGTCCCTGCGCGATGTCCTTGAAGATCAGCCACTTCATCTCCTCCTGTGGGGTCATCCCCTGCGAGCGCAGCTGCACCAGATTGAACCAAGTCCCAACCTTGTCTGGAGCTTTCTGGGTGAGTCCAAGCTGCGCTGCGACCTCTGCGGCCTTCTGTGTCACCGCCTCCGGAGGAACGTATCCGCCAAACCTCTCCCGGAGCTGCTGAATCTCCTGGTTCAGTTGCTCGTCAGCCTTCTGAATCCAGTAGCTCTGCCTGCCTTGAGGGTTCAGATCCGGGTCAGTCCAGACCAACAGCTGCCCCGTCGCTTCGCGGAAGTTGACTGGCTCGCGCGTCGGAATCTCGCCGCCTGACAGTTGACTCAGAATTCCACGGATGGCGCCGCCGATGCCTTTGCGCGGCGTGTCCTTGAGCTCGCGGTTGGCATGTTGCGCCAACGTCATCATCATCTGCGCCTCGGCCTGCTGCCGCGCCTCCGGGGTGAGATCAGGATCCTGGAGCCTCTGGGTCGCAGCGGCGACATAGGTCTCCATCGACCGCTGCGCGTCCTGCTCCTGCTCCAGGGACCTGGCCACCTTGGCCTGGCGCAGTCCCTTCAGGAATTCGAGGGCTACGGAGCCAACGGCTACGCCCGTGGGGGACCATCCTGGGTACGGCTGGCCGGCAACCGGCTCGATCAGATCCAGCGGGATGGCCACCGGAGGCTTGGGGGCAATCAGAGAGCCCAGCAGCCCCCCGCCTGCGGGCCTGCGGTCCTGCCCCGGAGGGGCGAATACATCAGCTAGCGTCTGCTGTTGCGCCATTGTCCATCACCTCATCCCTGTCGCTACGCAAACCAGTTCAGCCCCGCTGCGGTCCTGCCCATGTCGCCCCAGAACTTCAGCTTGTTGGCCTGCCGCTGCGCCTCGGCCTGAGCCGCTTCGGCCTGCAACCTTCCGCTCCCGGCAATCAGCGCAGCCGTGTTCCCGTAGCCAGCCTGAGCCAAGTTCAGGTAATTTTGCGCCAAGCCGCCGCCGGAGAGCGCTTGCCCCAGGTACGCTTGCTCGGCGCCTGCCAGCCCAGCCAGCGCCCGCTCCCGCGCTCCGGCCAGCTGCCCGGAGATCTGCGCCCGCGTCTGCCGGTCCAGCCACTCCCGAAGGAACGTGTCTCCGGAAGTCGAAGGCATCAGGTTCAACGCCTCCTTCTGCTGCTGGCTGCTCTGCCGGATCTGAGCAATCTCCGGGGCCGAGCCAGCGACCAGTTCTTGCAGACTCCCTCCGGCTCGCGCCATGGTCGGGCCGAACCAGCCTTCGTGGGCGATGTCCGCTAGGCCGGACATCTTTCCGCTCCACTTTGACCAGTCCTGCCAGGCAGCCCTGGCGTCATTGGCCGTGCCTGTGATGGGCAGCGTTGCCTGCTTGACCTCCGTCGCAGTCTGACGGATGGATTTGGTGTCTGGTCCCCCCATCTACCTACCTCTCCTGTTCACGTCCGAATCTCGGACGTCGCTTCAAAGATCTCCACCGGTCCTTGGTCAGGGCCATCATCCAGCTGTCGCACATGACGCCGCGCCAGGATTGATACAGCGGAAGAGGCCCAATCTGTTGAAAACCAACGAGTTTTGCGAAAATTACCGCCCTGCGGTGCGCTACCGGCACCTTGCCGTAGAGCACCTCCAGGCCCGGCTGCTCAAATGCCCAATCAAGCATTAGGCGGCTTGCTTCCAAGCACTTAGACAGGCGCCACCGCTCACGTTGCGCCGCTGGCAGGAAGGCCATGCCGCACATGCCTCGATGTCCATCGCGCTCCAGCCAGCCGATGCCCAATAGCGCGGAGCCGATCTCAGTCTCTTCGTATGCCCCTAACGTTATGACTTTCTTGGAGATTCCGATAAAATCCAGGATTCCTATCTCGTCCCCAGGGAAGACCTCCTCCAGCAGATCCGCCTGCTTGAGCAGCAGGTAGGCCAGCGCCAGCGCATCTTCAGAGACGCCTACCTGGAGCGAGATCCTGGTTCCGGTTTGAGCAGCAATGGTGGCGGCCGTCATCTCAATAGCATCCTAACCCATTGAAAACGTAAACGATAGTGGAAAATTATTTGACATCCTCCCCGGCCTGAAGGCCGGAGATTCCTACCACGCTACGCAGGGATTACTCCATGCGTAGTCGTCTCGGTGGGTTCCTGCTTCCGACCGCCAGTGCGGTTCGATTCACAGGCCATCCGGGCTGACACGGGCAGACAGCCTGCCCGCATCCCGACCGAAGCGTCGGTCGTGTCCGTCCCTTCGTCTCGCAACATTCGCATCCCGCGAGAGAGGATATTGATCGCGCCAATCACATCGGCGTTTTCGTCGAAGCCACATTCCACGCACTCGAACTTGGCTTGCGTCTGGCGGTTGTCCGCCGAGATATGGCCGCAGCACGGGCAGGTGCGGCTCGTGTTCTGCGGTGGCACGGCAATGAGATAGCCACCGTTCCATACCAACTTGTACTCCAGTTGCCGGCGGAACTCGAACCAGCCTTGATCGAGGATGGATTTGTTCAGGCCGGACTTGGCCCGAACGTTTCTTCCCGGCGCATCTGCCGTGCCTGGCGCCGACTTGGACATACTGCGCACCTGCAAGTCCTCGATACACACCATCGCGTGGTTTTGGCTGATCGCGGTCGAAATCTTATGCAGGTAGTCGCGGCGGGCGTTGGCGATCCGGGAATGGATACGCTGGACGCGGGCTTTCGCCTTCTTCCAGTTGTTGCTGAACTTTTGCTTGCGGCTCATGGCCCGCTGCGCTTTGCGCAGCCGATCCTCGTGCCGCTTGAAACTGTTGAGAGGAGCGTAGAACGTGCCGTCCGAGAGCGTAACGAAGCGGGCAATACCCATGTCGATGCCGACCGCGCCACCCTGGGGGATGGGCTGCTCAACTTCTCGCTCGGTCTGAATGGAAACGAACCACTTGCCGCAGGACTGGCTCACGGTAACGTTCTTCACCGTACCTAGCACCACCCGGCTGAAGCGGACACGCAGCCAGCCGAGCTTGGGCAGAAACAAGCGGCCGTTGGCTTGGTCGAGCTTTATCTGCTTCGGGTCGGGATAACGGAAGCTGTCCGACCGACACTTCTTCTTGAAGCAAGGGAAGTCGGCACGTTTGGCGAAGAAGTTGCTGTAGGCGCGCTCCAAGTCTTTGAGCGTCTGTTGCAGCGGGTGAATCGGTGCATCAGCCAGCCAGGCCATTTCCGCGCTATTGCGCCACTCGGTAAGCAGCTTGCACAGCCCGGCATAGCCGAGCTTCTTCTCGCCACGCTCGTAGCGCTCCTTCTGCAACGCCAATGCCTTGTTGTAGACGAACCGGCACGAGCCAGCGAAACGGCGCATTTGCCGCGCCTGCTGGCCGTTGGGCATGAGTTCGAATTTGAAGGCCTGGAGCCGCTGCATTGGCTCAATTATACTATTGGTCTATGGGCGATGACAACGATATTCGACATGGACGGCACTGTGTTTTCAAGATGCACGTCCATTTGGTCTTTGTGGCGAAATACCGTCGCGACGTGTTCGATGGCGACGCCATCAACTGGCTGAGAACGATCTTCGCCAAGGTCTGCGCTGGCTTCGAGGCGCAACTGATTGAGATGGACGGCGAGGACGATCATGTCCACCTCTTGGTGGAGTACCCGCCCAAGGTTGCCGTCTCCAATCTTGTGAACAGCCTCAAAGGCGTGTCCAGCCGTCTGCTGCGTAAGGAGCGGCCCGACATCCAAAGGCGCTATTGGAAAGGCGTGCTGTGGTCTCCGTCTTACTTCGCCTCATCCTGCGGTGGTGCGCCGATTTCTATCGTGCGCCAGTACATCAAGCAGCAGCAGACATCACACTGAGACAAAACCAGAGGACGGCTACGCCGTCCGCGCTATCCTTCCCCGCCCTGAACGGCGGGGCTTGCCGCGCACCGGGTCAGACCCTCCACCAGCTGGCGGCGGATGCGGTGGGCACATCTTGCTGGCGCACGGAGACTTTGATGCGGCGCACGTCCGTGGCCCCAGAGGCGGTCGTAATTCGGCAGGCCAGCAGCAGATCCGTGCCATCAGCTACGCCCGGAACGGAGATCATGGCGCTGGCGGTCCAGTTGTCGTTTTGCGTGGAGCCGATCACGATTCCCGCCTCCCCGGACCACTCGGCGCTGGCGATGGTGTCGGAGCCCAGCCAGTTGGACCAGTCCAGCCCTACCTGGTAGCTGTCCCGGGGGTTCAACACGGCCACATAGAAGCACTCCAGCGGCACTGGCTTGCCAGGCGCCGGCAGGTCTTCGGGCTCCCTGGGGTCGCAAGGGCCGGGCGGCCCAGGAGCACGCGGGAAACTGCGGGCCAACAGCAGTGAGCGCTCGATGGCCACGTCGTGAATGATAGGCGGCCCAAACGCCACCTCGACACAGACCTCGGTGATCTGGATGTAGTTACAAGGGTCAACCGCGACTTCGCCGGTGACCTCGGTGACCTGGACGTAGTTCTGCGGGAGTACGGCGACCTCTAAGTTCACTTCCGTGATCTGGACGATGCCCGGCAGCGCCGTCCCGATCTCCACCCAGGCTTGGTACACCAGAGGGTCGTTCACAGCACGCGCTTGGCTCCTACCTGCATGGTATTCACGTCTTCAATGGTCCAGTCCTGGCCGGTAACGGGGTTCTTCCGGAAGGGCTCCACCCGGTCGTACCAGCTGCCCCAGCTGGGGTAGATCGTTATTGGCGAGTCATAGTACTGCCCGGAGATTTTGTACCGCGGGCTGAAAGCAGCGGTGCCGGCCTCGGTCTTGCAGTTGACGAAGTTGGCCTGCACGCCGCGAATCGGACCGAGCGGGTTAATGTCCTCCATGTTCACGAGGAACGATTTTCCGATGTCGGTCGAGTATGCCCGGACGTAGCTGTCATTAAGCGTGTTGCCTTTATTTCCCATCCCTGCCCACTCGAAGTCCTCATTGCGCACGGCCTGCCATCCGGAGGAGGCGCCCACCACGCCCCACTGCATCTCGTCGCCTGGACCGCTGGGCCGGATGCGGTAGATGCGCACGTCCCCGAGAAATTCTCCGTCCGTCACGTAGAGGTCGTCGACGTAACCACCTGCCGGGCTGGTGATCTGAGCCCATCCGTTCTCCCCAGGGAAAAAGAGACCACCGCCCGTCTTCGTATAACCGCTCAAGGTAGTGTCGATGAGAAGCTCCTCGTTTACCCTCAGTTTGGCGTCCACCATCGCCGTTTCGCTATTAAGGCCAACTACGGAATAAAGTCTGGCCCAGACCTCTATGAAATACCATTCGCCAGCCGTGACCACCGGCGGAGTTGACGGAGTAGTGGTGTCAATACCTGCGCTGGAGAATTTCAGAAACAGCCTTCCCTCCTCCGTTACATTAACAGTGAGTGATGCACCGATACCCCAGAAGCCGTTCATGCATCTGGTATTTCCAACCCCAAAACCGCTACAGCCAGGAATATAACCGCCCGGCTTGATGGCAGCACCAACAGCTATGGTGCTTCTGACCGTTGGAGCGATCCTCCAGCTGTAAGTTTCGCTAAAATTTAAGTTGCGGCAGTAACCGGTCCGCCCGGGAATCTTGTAGTACCAATCGAGCCCGGTGGCACTATTCCACTTCAGCGTCGATACGATGTGGTCAAAGGTATCCAAGAACAGCAATGCCATCAGACTGCCCTCCTAGCACCGATTTGCATCTCGTTGACCTCCCATGCCCCGAACGGGTAGCCGGTCGCCGGATTGAGCGCCAAGTCCCAGTCGTAGGTCGCCCAGTTCTGATCAAGGTCAATCGGCGGACCTTCGCATACCTCGCCTGAGGCCAGCACCGCGGGGACGATCTTCGATGTCTCCCCCATCCGGGCGCTTGCCACCAGCCGCAGCTTAACCCCGCGGATTTCCGCGTTAAACGGCACGTCCGGAAGCGTCCACAGGTCCAAGTCCTCAAGGTTTTCCGCGTAGGCGTAGTCCTGCGTGTTCAGAGTTTCATCGTCCACCATCTGGTACGTCGGGGATGAGCCGTCCGACGGCAGCCATTGGCTGGAAGAGCCGGAGCCGTCCGGGCGCAGGATCGCTTGCCGCATGTCGCCGAGGAAGTTCACCCCTCCATAGGCGTACACGTCGTCGTGCGTCCCCCAAATCAGCGCGCAACCGAAGCCCATGGGCCACGTCCCGCCACGGAGGATGGTGCCTGTGTAGACGTGCTCTCCGTTGATCCGAACCTCTCCGGACATGCCGCCCATGCCGAAGTTGGTCGCACGGAATTCCACGTAGTACCATTCTCCAGATGTAAGCAAGGCGTCGCTCGGTTCTGAGGAAAGGGTTCCGTCGGTTACGTACAGCCTGCCTTCATCCGTCGCTGACACCGCGAGTTGCAGTGACCAGAAGAGCGGAGGGCTTGTTGGGAACCCGACCGTTATAAGGTTGCCCATCTGACATCGGATCGCCGCGCCCACCACGTACACCGTAGAAACAGGCAGGTATTTCGCCGTCCAGTCGTTCACGGCGTTCCCGCCTGCGCGGCCACTAACAATGCCTATGGTGCCTGGCCACAGGTCCCACCGCTGGGCAAGATCGTCCTTGGTGTTGTAGGCGTCGAAGGAGTCCATGAACAGCCAGCTCATCCCTTAAGCCCTCTCGAATGTCAGCCGGTAAGTAAAGCGCACCCAATGGCCGCTCACCACCGGCACCGGATCAATCAGCGCCCGGTCCCACAGCGGGCCGCCGCTGGCGCTTGGGAACAGCCCCCACTCCGTAACCGTGTAGGTGTCCGCGAACATCACCACGCCCGTGGTTACATACGAGATCCCGGCCTCCACTTGCTGCGTGCCTTCGCCTCGCGCCACCGGCAGCGGGAGCTCCAGATCCACGTCTGCCGCGCTTTCTGGAGCCGTTCCGGCGCCGGCGGCATGCCAGCGATAGGACTCAATAGGGGTGGCCGAAATCCCGGCGAATGCCGCCGCCAGGTTGTTGATCCCCGCCGCCGAAATGATCCCGACCAGGCCGCAGAGCGCCTTGGGGCCAAGCGCCATCCAGCCGCCCAGCGCCGCCGCCCCGGCCAGAATCAGCCCCGGCCAATCGCCGCACCGGCCGGTCCGCTTCTCGCGCGCGCCCAGGTCGTAAAAAGCGGTGGAGATGGTCAGCCCAGAGCTGTCTCCGTGCTCCACCGTCAGGCTGCGATTGAACTTGATCCGCATCCGCATCAGTCCAGAGCCTCTCCTCTCCATCCTACCTGCTCGGGGTCGTAGGAGGCCAGAGATAGAACCACGATCCTCACCCGGCGCACGTCGATGTTGCCCGCCGAGGTGGTGATCCGGTTCTTGACCTCGTACAACCCGCCGTTGACGCCGCCGGACACCGTGACCCAAGTCAGCCCGGAGCCATATCCGGGCGAGGATAAACCTAGCCCGATGTTCTCCCAGTTGGAGCTGATGATGCTCTGCCCGTTGAGCCACGGCCGCCAGTCAATGCGCAGCAACAGTTGGTCGCTTGGATGCTTGTGGAACCGGGCCAGGCAATCCATGCTACGTCCTTTCGATCATCACCAGAAAACCGCGCGTGTAGCGCCTGCCGAGACTGGTTTGGATCGAGTTCTCGACCAGGTAGATCTGCCCCAGCGTCCCGCCGCCCAGCCTGACCGTGCAAACCGCGCCGTTGATCTGCCCGCCGGTGGCTGACAGTCCTGAGGCGGACCAGCCCGAGCTGGTGATCGTCTCCTCGGCTTCCAGCAGCTCCGACCAGTCCACCGAGTAGGGCTTGTAGGCTTCCGGGTCTTTGACGAACGTCCGCAGCTCCACTATCGCGCTGGGCATGGCGATAATCCTCCTGTCCTCATAATTGACCACCGGGTCGTTCTGCCTGCGGATGATCAACGTCCGATCCTCGGATCCAACGACGAACTGAGACTGCACGTGGGCCGATGGCGGCGCCTCGGCCACGCGCCCGCCCAGCCATCCTCCATACTCCGCGCCGCCGTACCCGGCTGATCCGTAGCTCACGGCGTGCACCACCCCGCTCCGGCGTGAGCGCCCAATGCCGGCCAGTTCCGAACCGCCTCCGAGCCCGCGCCCGCTTCAGCGCCCAATTGCGGGACGCCGTCCATCCACCAGCGCTCGCTGCCGTCGATCTCGATCAACTCCAGCGGCTTGCCGTCCTGCCAGTACTTCCGCGTGTCGCCCATCTAGCTTGCCACCTCCGCTGACCAGTCGTCCACGTAGACCGAGCCGGCGGTGCCATCGCAGTCCACGTAGAACTCCATCACGCCGTCGTCGCCCGTGGCCGTCGGGCTGGTTGCCGACAACAGAATCCATGCGTCCGCTGCGCCCGAGAAGGTCGCCAGCGTGGAATCACCGGAGATGCCGATGGCCGGATTGGCTCGCACTCTCAGGCGCGGCGCGGCCCCGTTGTAGCTGGCGCTTTTTCGCACCCATACTTGCACATTGAGCGCTTGGCCGCTGCTGACCGCCCGGCGGTAACCGCCGCTTTCCAGCTTGATGCTGGCCGAAGTGGGGCTCAACCGCTCAGAGGGCGGAGCGCTCTTGTAGATGGTCGTTTCGGTCTGCGCCGTCCCAATGGGCAGAAAGCGGCGGTGATCTCCGGCCGTTTGGTTGTGCTTCGTGCTGTACAGGCCGCTCCACATGCCGAAGGCGCGGTTGAGATTGGCCAAGTTCGACAGGACGTTTGCCGCGCCGAACAAGCAGTTGTAGGCGTACACCCAGATCGCCTGTCTGTCTCCGGCGGTGCTATGAAAGGCGATATCGTAAGTGTGGGCAGTCTTGATGCCGGAAACCTGGCTGAAGGAGCAGTTGACCAGGGTGATCCGAGTGCGCGTATCATCGCTGTAGAAAGCAATGCCGTTGGTCGTGGAGAATGACGTGTCGCCGTTGAGCGAGCAGGAAACCAAGCGCAGGTCATAGGCAGGATTGTTAAGGAACACGTTCTGGCTTAAGTTCCCGAACATCTCCACGCTGTCGAGCACGATCGGCTCGTACTGTGTTGCGCCGGTCGGGCGCACTCCGGACCCGTTGTTCCTCCAGAACTTGCAGTTGGAGATGGTCAAGGGAGCGGTTTGAGTGGTCTCCACTACCAGGCCGTTCACTGTGTTCGAGTGGGCAACATTGCCGCTGAATGTGCCTGTCACGGCTCCGCTGATTGCGAATCCATATCCGTAGGTGCCATTACTAGCTCCGCTCACCCGATTGTCAGTGACGGTACCCCGTGGATTAACCATGCTAATTCCGTACCCGTTGGTGATTCCAATGCACCAGTTGCCGCGTAGGACATAGGTGGCATCCGAGCCTCCGGAAACGATCACGGCCTGGTAGTAGGATAGGTAGACCACGTTGTATTCCACCGTCGCGCCGACCGCCGTGCTTGTGATTTCGATGCCGTAGCAGTAGTTTGCTTGCCCGGTGTCATGAACTGAGCAGTAGCCGATGTACGGAGAGTTCGCGCTGTCGATCTGCACTCCGTGCTTGCCGGTGGCGTTGGCTCCCAGGTAGTAGAACTCCGCATAGCTGGCGTTGAAGCGCGACCCAGCGCCCCTGGAGTACACGTATCCGGTCAACGAGGTTGAGTTGCCGCGCACCACGACGTTGCGGGTTAGGTTTATGACCTCCGCCTGAGTCGGGGACGTTCCGCTGTGGGCGTAGGTCAGCCCCGAGGAGAGCTGGGCTTGCGTGCCGGACACAATGGAGCTCACGGTCCGGCGTTCGTATTCACTGGCCGTGCGCCCGGTTGGAGCGATCGCAATGCTGTCGTTGGCGGCCCAGCCGTCCGTGCTCTCTACGGTGATGGTGGTCGCCCCGACAGAAGCGTCCGCGGTCAACAGGACCCGCGTGGAGTTCTTGACGGCGCCATAGATGTTGACCGTGCCCGAGGAGTCAAGCCCGCTATCCCCAGCCGCCACAGAATCGAAATGCAGGGTGGCGGTGCTGCTGGATGGCATCCGAGCGTCGGATGTTCCGATGTTGAGGGTTCCGGATAAGGCCACCCCAATCATGCCCTTGATCTTCAGGTAGTAGTTGGTCGAGGCGTCCGTCCCAAAAGCCAGCGTGCAGCCCTGGTTCACGGTCATGCCATGCGGCGGACCGCCGCTCACCGTCGGGCCGAAACTGGTCCCACTGTCGGTGTTGTTCATGGTCACGGTGAAATCCGTGCGGCTCCCGGCTCCGGTGCGCTCGTGCAGCACGTGCAGCTGGTCGTTGGCTGCGGGCGCCTGCTGGGTGGTCGTGCGCAGCATTCGAGTGTGATTGTTGGTAGTGGCGTTCCGGTAGACCGTGACCATGGAGCTGGCGCTGGCCACCAAGCGGACCAGGTAGTTCTTGCCGGTCTCCAGCGTAACCGCGGAGGAGAACTTGAAGAATTGCCAGCCCCAGGCATTGTCCAGGTCGCTGACGTTCACCGTCACCGAGGCCACATTGACTCCTGCCGTGGCGTCCCGCAGCGCGACAGTGAAGGTGTTGCTGCCCGGGCTCGACGAGCGGCTGGACACCTTGATTGCCACCCCGTCCACCGTGGGCGGGCTGGAGGAGTAGCTCCAGGTCGAGCTGTCCACGTTGCTGGTGCCGATGCTGGTGGTTCCGGCCTCGCTGTCCAGGTAAGACACCGGGTCCACCAGCGCCCAAGTTGAAGAGTCCGTGAAGTTTCCAGATGCTCGGCTGATCAAGACCGCCATCAGACGCACTCCATGGTGAAGGTCACATAGGTCGCGCCGCTAACGGCGAACAGGTTCACCCCGATGATGTCGTTGGCGGCGATGGAGGTGGTCGAAAAGTCGCTCAGGTCCGTGCTGCGGATGGCCTGGCCGGAGGACAGCGATACCCCGTTGCTGTTGATGGAGTTCGCCGCAGTGGGCAGACTGCTGCCGGAAGCCACCTTCCAGATCTTTATGGTGCAGGTTCCGGAGTCGGCCAGAATGCTCCAGGCGACCAGGGTAGAGGCCCAGGGCATCCGAAGATAGACCGTCCGGCCGGAGGAGAGAACCGAACCGCCTCCGTCGAAGGTGGCGCCAAAACTCCGCCCCGGGCTCGGACCGGTGTAGCCGGTCGCTCCAGTGTAGCCGGTGTAACCGGTCACCTGAGGCCCGGTATAACCCGTGAAGCCCGTCGGACCGGTTGGCCCCGTATAGCCGGTGTAGCCCGTAACCTGCGGGCCAGTGTATCCCGTGAAGCCAGTGTACCCGGTGTACCCGGTGAAGTTCCCGGGGCCGGTGTAGCCCGTGTAGCCGGTTGTCCCAGTCGGGCCCGTGTAACCCGTGAAGCCCGTCGGTCCGGTGTAGCCGGTGTAGCCGGTGAAGTTGCCTGGACCGGTGTAGCCCGTTGGACCGGTCGGCCCAGTCTCCCCGGTGTAGCCGGTGTAGCCTCGCGGCCCGATGTACCCGGTGTATCCGGTGTATCCGGTCCCGCCTGTGTACCCGGTGTAGCCCGTGGCTCCAGTGGCAGAGGCTGATCCCTCCGGTCCAGTGTAGCCCGTGAAGCCCGTCGGTCCGGTGTAACCCGTGGCTCCAGTGGCGGCTGCTGAGCCCTCGGGTCCCGTGTAGCCAGTGAAGCCGGTTGGTCCCGTTGGGCCTGTGAATCCGGTCGGGCCCGTGGGGCCAGCGGGTCCGGTGTCGCCCGTGTAACCGGTGTATCCAGTGAATCCTGTGGGCCCGGTCGGGCCAGTGGGTCCCGTGTAGCCGGTGTAGCCGGTCGATCCGGTGGCGGCGGCCGCGCCTTCGGGGCCGGTGTACCCCGTGAAACCCGTCGGACCGGTGAAGCCCGTGTAGCCAGTGTAGCCGGTGATATTCGGCCCAGTGTATCCAGTGAAGCCTGTGTAACCAGTGAAGCCGGTCACGCCCCGCGGCCCGGTGTACCCCGTGAACCCCGTGTGGCCGTAAGGACCGGTGTAGCCGGTCGCTCCAGTGGCGCCGGTCGCCCCAGGCGGCCCCGTATAGCCAGTCGGGCCGGTTGGACCGATTGGACCAGCTGCCTCCGTAAGCAGGTCCGCGATGGTCTTGGCGGTGACCCCGGCCATCAAGACGTATAGCTTGCCCGCAACGGACTTGGAGGTTGGCGCCGTGCCCTCTTGTCCGCGGGCAATGGTCAGCGTGTCGCCGACAATGGCGGTCACCCGCACGATCTCAGCGTTCGGATCGTCGGCCGGATCGGGATAGTCCGTCGAGTTCCACCAGGTGGCGTTGAACGGGGGAGTCGGCAGGCGCGACCCGTGCCCGGAGTAGAGCGTGATGCTGGTCGCGTAAGCGGGATAGGTCCCGAGAACGTATGCCTTGGCGAAATTCTTTACCGCGTCCATGACTCCCCTCAGTAAACGATCCTCACCACGCCTTCCTCCGTGCGGTACAGGTGGCCGGCCAGCAGCCCCCCGGCCTTGGCCGCATCATTGTTGGCGTACACCGGCAAACCCAGGGTGTACCGAACGGGGATCGGGTTGCCGGTGGCGTCCGAGTGCCCGGCCATCTCCACGCTTTGATCAAACTCCGCGCTGTCCTCGAAGGTGACCCGGCCGGAGAAGACCAGCGGCCCGACTTCGAACCGGAACGGTCCGCTCCGGCCTTGCACCTGCGCCACCTGAGAAGCTAGGACCTGAAGCACCTGATTGATCTTGAACGCCAGAGATTCCGGCCGGACATCCTGCTCCGTGAGCTGCGGGATGTCCGCCTTGCGCTGCCCTCCGGCTACCTCCCCTTGGCTGACCGCAGCAGCGGACAAGCGGCGCGGATCCACGATGGGCCGTTGCGGCCGGATGTTCTCGGCTCTCTCGTCCGCCATTTCTACTCCTCGCCTCTTCGAATCATGCTACGTCATCACCGTCCGTTCCTGCTCGCTCAGCAGCCCGAACTGCTGATAGCCCTGGCGCATGTCGGCCCCGATAGGCATCCACTCCACCCGGCTGGAATCGCCGTATAGCCGGAAACCGCAGCACGGATCCATGCTGACCAGCTCGAACGAGTAGACGCGGCTCTTGTTCAGAACTCCAGCCGAGGAAGCGGCAGGCAGGTACACCCGCTCAACGCTCCGCCGGGCGTGCTGCGGCAACTCCGTCTCCAGCAGCTTCTGCCGGTCGTCGGTGTAGACCTTCAACAACAGAGGCGCGCAACTGTCGTACTGGAGCCAGATCTGCTTGATGAATTTGAACCCGTTGTAGCCAAAGGTCTGCTCGTAGCTCGACCAGAAGGTTTGCAGACAGGGCAGGCGAACCGCCGTGAACTGTTGCTTGAACAGCTGTGACTTGCCGTTGGTCCCAGGAATCAGCACCAGCCGGAACTGCTTGCCAATCAGCTCTTCCTGGCCAGGCTCGTTCAGCGTGATGATGTGGTGCCGGTTATTCCAGTTGGTCTTGACCTGGAACCTCCGCTTGGGGATTCCGTCCGCCTGAATCTCCACCGTGCAGACTACCCCGCCAGTGTCGATCTCTAGGATCAGTTCCCGCAGCATCTTCTCGCAGGGATAGCCGAGGTCGTCCCATTCGGTGAACAGAACCCGGTCCGGAGGGTACTGAATGTAGTCGAAGTGATAGACCCAGGTCTTAAAGTCGGTGTAGGTGGCCGTAGGTCGCAGCCGGACCAGCTTCACCGGCTGGTCCAGATCAATCGGAAAGGTGGTCCGCGAGCGCAGCGGCCCGGTGGAGCCACTGCTGGCCTCGCTCAGCAGCGTGAATTGACGCACGCCGAGCGCCCGCTGTGTCCCCATGACGCCGTAGGTCACGTCCAGGTTCAGCTGCACCTCGTGCCCGACCGAATCGTACTCCAGCGAAAGCTGCGTCAGCCGCTTGTCGTGCGGGTAGCCCAGGTTGTCCCAATCGCTGGCCCGGCCGCGCTGAATCTCCTCCAGGAACAGGAAGTGGAACGTCAGAGTGTGAAAAGCCACCGGGCGCTTGCCAGTGGCCTGGATCTCCACATTGATGGCCCACGCCTCTTTGCCCAGGCCGCAATTCAGCGGCAAGGGAACGCGGTAGCGGCCGCGGTCGGGCTGAGGCTCCAGCGTGAACCTCTCCTCGGCCGTATTGCTGAAGTCGTAGTAGACATCGACGATGACTTCGGTCTCCGGATTCTCCAGCTCCAGCACCATGTCCCCGAACTGCTTCTGCATGGCCGGCTGGCCCATGTACATCCAGCCGGTGCGGAGGCTGGCCGCAATCGCGCTCCCGCCGCCCTGATTGGCCAGAGTGCAGGCGTCCGTGGTGTAGAGCTGCGAGGCAGTGACCGGGATGTTGTCCTGGTTCAGCAGCGCCAGCCCAGACTGGTTCCGGTTGGCGAAGATCACCTTTCCGGTTTCCGCCTGGGTGAGCACCGCGTCCACTTCGACGTCTTCCGAGGACCAGCGGTCTTGCCGGGTGCTGTAGCGCAGGCGCCGCAGCACTCCGCCCGTATCCCGGTAGGCTAGGAAGACGTCGTCCCGGCTGTACCACATCAGGACCGTCTCCAGATCGCTGATGCCGTTCGGGCCGGGGTTGGGGTCAAAGGAGATGGGGTAGAATCCGTTGGCGTACTCGCCGCGGAAGATGTGGTCGATGGCCTCCGACTTCTTGACCGCAAGCCCGCCTGAGAAGGCGTAGACGCCATCGTGTGAAACGTAGTAGAGCTCGTTGTCCGCCTTGCACCAACCCCAGGGCGCGAACAGCCCGCGCTGCGCCGGCGTTTCCACCGGCGCCTGCATTACGCCATTGTAGACCGTGACCGCATAGATCTTGGCCTTGTTCAGGCACAGCAGCACCCCGCCGAACTCCGTGATATTCATGATGGGGTTGGACGGCGTTCCAACCTCAATGGAGCCCGGACTGCCGTCCACCTCGTTCACCACGGCCGGAAAGCTCTCCGGGCGGTTGGGCTTGCTCTTGTAGAGGACGTTAGGATTGAGCTCATCTCCGGCCAGGAAGACCGAGTTGAAGGCCACAGCGGCGTAGCGGCAAGGCGTGTTGGCTCTGCGGACCGTCTGCACCCTCTCCAGCGCCTGGTGCTCCACCTGGAAGACCGTCACGAACCGATAAGGCTCGCTCTCGCTGGAGATATGCTGCACCACGCAGATCTCTTCGTGGTCCGTGCCTTGCCCCACCAGGATCGTCGTCCCCGGAGAAAGCGCGCGGCTGAGCGGGTCGCCCTGATTTAGGCCCGTAGCCACCGAGATGGTGACCTCGACCTGCCCAAAGATCGGGCTGCCCGGCGCCGGACCGATAATCACCCCGACTTCCGCAATCTCCGCCACGAACGGCGTGGGCAGCATTGCGGATACGGGCGGGTCGTTGTCGAACTCCGCAATCGGATTCGCCGCAATGTCCGCATCGGGCGTGTTGTCTACGTGGTAGCAGTAGCCGTCCGGAGTGGCGTGGGCGCTGTTCAAGATGGTGAGGCGCCGGTACAGGCCGTCGCTGAAGGAGCCTCCGGCGCGGTAGAGAACCACGTCCCACATGCCGCCGGTCTGCGGGTCGATCCGGTCGTAGCCCAACTCGCTCGGGCTTTGTGGACGGCACCAGACCTCGATGTTGCCGCCCTGCTCCGGGTCGGTCTCCACGCCGAAGCGCTCCAGCATCAGCGGGCTGGGATTGCTCTCGTGCCCGGTGATCGGGTTGCGCAGGGTGTAGACGTAAGTGTAGGGAGCGTAAAGACTCTTTAGGTTCCCGCCGGGCCATCCCACCGCCTGAGCGGGCCATGGCGGCCGGTCCAGCCCCCACTTGCTCATGACCTCGTAGTCCTTGGACGGCGTGTCCTTAAGCTGGTCCTTGAACATGCCGCCGGGACAGGCAAGGTAGAAGTAGGGGCGGCCGGTGTAGCCCTTCTTGTAGGCCACTCCGCTTGGCCGCAGCAGCACCGGGCCCAGCTTGGCCGCGTAGATCTCCCCGGAACCGCTGCTCGGAACAATCTGCGGAGGCGAGCCAGCCAGCCGATAGAGATAGCCGCCGGAGCTCACGTAGAGGTAGTTGAAGTTCGGATCGTAAGCCCCGGTGAAGAGCTCCCACAGGCCGTCAATGTACACCAGCGGGCCGGTCTCGCCCGTGAGCCCTCCTGGCGTCAGCACGGCGTAACCGTTGCGGCTGCGCAGCGCCCCCTCCTGCCATGCAACCAGGTTCACCAGCCGGAGATACTGACCGGGAGAGAGCATGGCCGGGTCGATCTTCTGGATCTCCCCGGCATTGCCGAAGGGATAGACCAGATCCCGGTACGGCTGTGGCTCGTTCAGCGCCATCGGCTTACTTCTTTACCGCTCCCTTGTAGATGGTTTCTTGCAGCACCCACTGGACCACAAAGTTCCACAGCAGTGTCAGGATGGAGCTCAAGTGCAGCCCGCTGACAACGAGAACCCCCTGCTGGGCATCGAACTGCGCCGCGATGCCCACAGTCGCCAAAGCCGCCAGCAGCGCCGAAAGAAATCGGTTGAGCCGGTCGGTCGTGGCGGTGATCCACTTAAATGAGGGGTGCGACTTTAGCCATTCGATGAGAAACACGGCCAATCCGGCCGCTCCTACCTGAGAACCAAACACTTCGTTCATTGCTATTCCTCCACCGGGGCCTCTTCGCCGAGGCCCTCCAAAGAGATCGCCTGCGCCAGCGAGCATCCCTCCTGAAACCGGCTCTGACAGTACTGCTGGCGCAGCGTGTCCCGCGTTTCCCCGTCCCTGCCAAACACCGTCGCCAGTACCCCGTACTTCAGGTACGGCAAAAAACTGTCCGGAAATCCGGTCAGCTGCGTGTCCAAGGTGTACGAGCCGATGCCCGTGTCCGTCGTCGCCACTACCAGCAGCGCGTTGGCGATGCTCTCGGACGGAGTAGGGAACAGCCCGATATGCTTCAGCTCCACGCGGTCTTCGTGCCAGTACCGAGGGGAGCTGCTCTCGGAACGCCACTTCCTCACCAGGTTGTCCAGCTCGAATGACGGGATGTAGTGCAGGTACCTGCCCCGGTAGAACACCTCCTCAACCCTGAGCACGTAATCCGGAAGCGCCACTTGGTTCTGCCCTGCGGTTACGCTGAGCGGAATGGCCCGCTTGATGATTCCGGACTCCTGGTGAAAATCCGCAATCACTTCCCGGAAGTCCAGCAGGAACTGGGTCTCGGTGTACAACCCGAGCGCCAGGCCGTTGGGCTCCAGCAGCACCGAGCAGACTTCGTTGTAGATGTCGCGGACGGTGGACAAATCATCCTCCCTCGCTCGGCTGCTGCTGCTCCAGGTAGAACCGCGGACGCTTCCAGTCGCGCCAGATGGACAGGAACTTGCTCTGGTGCAGGAATTCCTGGTAGGCCGCAGCCGAATCCGCGAAGACCTTCCCGCCTTCCTTCAGCTGCAACACGTGAGCCGCCATCGCCCGGATGGCGTCCGTAAGCTCCCCCGGCATCTGAAGCACATCGTTATCCAGGGCGGCTTTCGGCGGATCGCAAATCCCTTCCACCAGCAGCGTCCGGCCGCCTGCTGCGTCGGCTGGATGGATCGCCAGATAGCGAACTCCGATGGGCATCCACGTCGAGACCGGGCCGTAGTTGGCGGTGGTCTCCTGCATCCAGCTCCGGCGCCGCTTGGCCAGCGCCGCCAGGCTGCTGCGGCTCAATTGCCGCTGCGCGAGACTGACCGCCAGCGGGACCAGCATCGGCGCAGGCAGCTCGTAGATGTACTGGTTTGCGACTGTGGTAATCTCTACGGAGTCCTGGTAGAAGCCGAGCATCAGGTTGGCGACACGGATCTGCTCGTTGATGGCGGCGTCCACCTCAGTCGCCGGATAGAACGTGCTGTTGCCGTCCAGCGCCGCCCAAACCGAATCCCGCATTTCCGCCAGAGTTCGGGTGGGCATGGGCCTCCTTTAGGCGCGCCGGCTGACGCGGCGGTTTGCCCTGCGCTGCGCAATCCGCTTCATATTCTCGGCGAATATCGCCCGCTTGGCCAGGACCCCTCCGGCGCGCTTGGCCGCAGCGATCTTGCTCGGGGTCGCCGCTCCGAACTTGCCCAGTGTCCCGCGGCGCTTCATGCGGGCAACCGCGGCTTGAATCCAGAGATTCTTTCCAGCCATGACTCATTCCTCCTTGAAGAAATCATCGGGCCTGTAGTAAGCCCGCTCCCGCTCCAGAATGCCTTGCCCTTTGTAGATAGCCTCTAGGTCTGCCTGCCGCTGCTCCCAATCTTCCATCGGCGCGATACCGCCCATCTGCCTCCGCCGCTCCTCCCGGAGCTGCTCCCGGTCCAGCGCCTCGCTCATCTCCTGAAGCGAGTTCTTGCCCGGGCAGTAGGGCTTCACCGGGTATCCGTACTCTCCTGAGTCGTGCATCCGTTGCTCCTTCCTTTGACGTCCGAGGTTCGGACGTCAGAACAGATCCGTGCCGAAATCCCATGCCATCACCCGCGGATCATGCAGCTGCCAGGTATCGGCATTGCCCGGCAGCATGCCGCGCCACCACGGGGTTCTCAGCGCATTCAGGTACTTCGCCTCGTCGGCGTTCTTGGCCTGCTCCAGCCCTTCCCGGAACCGCAGTTCGTAATGATCCGCCAGGGCTGGATTGTAGTAAGGGTCCTTTGGTCCTTGCCGGAACCGGAAGGCGTCCGCCAGCGCTCCGTAGACAAAGACGCTGGGGTTGATGAACCACGGCGGCCGGTCGGTCTCCTGCTCCAGATCAGGCCACTGCTGGTAGTAGCGGTAGCTGAACTGCCGAACCGACAGCGGCGCTGGCCAGATCTCATAGAGCATGTTCCCCTGCTCATTTGGGCCGTAGTCGATCAGGCTGTAGTAGGGATTGCCGCCCACAAAGGTTCTGCGCGGGTCCCGGTAGTTGGCTTCCTCCACCGGAACGTGGAGGCGCACCGGGAAGCCGGTCTGATCGTCCTTCATGGCCAGGATCGCCTTCAGGTCCGGGGCCAACGTGACATACATGCTCAGAATCCGGTAGGAGACGTCCGAAACCGAGGCTCCGCCCCAAGGCTGCGTCAGAAGCAACTCGGTCGAAGAGACCACCGCGCGCACGGTGAAGACCGGGTACTGATCCGAAATCCGCAACTGCCGCCCGGCCAGGGAGGACTGGGTAACGGTCGAGCCCGTCGAGTGTGGGGACTCGAACTTTCCGATGAAGCTGCTCTTGCGCAGTTCCACCACCGGGACCGCCTCGTAGGTTTCAGCGGCCTTCCCTATGTACAGGATGGAGTTCTCGGTGATGCCCGCCATCGAGCTCGGGAAAGCCTCCACGTAGCCGATGTCCGAGACCGCCTGAGACAAGGTGGTGTTCACCGCGTCCGAAACTGGCCAGAGGGTTCCGGAGCCGGTCACCGTCCGGCTGCCGCTGGTGAGGCTGATGGTTCCGGTGGTGTACGGCTCCGGAATCGCAAGGATGCCCTCCCGGATCAGGTCGGTCCAGTAGGTCCTGGCATCCAGCGCCTGGCGGATGCGCCAGTTGATCCAGCGCTTGATCTGCTCGGGCCCGACATTCGGACGCTGGTTCTTGATCTCGCCGATCATCGTCCCCAGATCATCTCGGAACTGAGACATGCCGCCTCCAACAAAAAGCGCCCAGCGGGGGCCGCCGCCGTGAAGCACCCCGCTGGGCGAGTTCTCCCCGCAACCGAGAGACTTGAGCTGTGCCTGCGCTCAGAAAAACCGCTGCGCTTACGCTCCGGTGTAGCCCGTGTAGCCCGTGTAGCCCGTGTAGCCGGTTGGGCCAGGGAGCCCCTGACCAAAGCCGGTCCAGGTTCCAGGCGAGCCCGATGCGACACAGACCCAACCGATGTCGTTGGCGCCGGAAGGGGCCGTGTTCCACACAATATCCCCCCGCTGGTACGTGCCGTCGGTGGACAGCGTCGGAGGCCCGTCCCCGAAATACTCCCGGTATGGTCCCCCGGGATAGCGCTGCTTACTGTACGGATGAATCGCCATTCGCCATCCTCCTTTTGTTGACTACAGACGATCCGCCGGTACGGTGATGTGCCAGTAGCACACGTCGATGTGGATCACGCCCGCCGTCGCGGCATTCACGTTTCCGCCGGTGGTGACGATCTGGGCATACATCGTGTCTTCGGCGTAGGTGATCGCCTTCGGGTTGGACGAGGAAATCTGGAACGTGCCATCGGCCACCGACTGGTAGACGTTGAAGGCAGCGGTGAACGATGTGGCGCTTCCAGCCGCCGAGCCCACGCTGACGGTGGCCGCGCTGATGGTCCCGCCGGCAACGGCCTGAGCGTGCTTGACTCGCACCCACTGCACGATCGAACCCTTCGGCAGGGTCATCAGCGTGATGTCCTGCGAGGTGGATGCAGCGGTGAAGTCATCCTTGGTGATGGTGAACCGCTTAATGATCGGCCCGGTACCTAGAGCCGCCAGTAATTGAGTCTGAATCATCTCTTATCCTCCATCAGGCTCCGATCAGAACAGCGTGGAGCTGGTGATCTTGAAGCACAGACGCGCCAGCGGCACGGTCAGCGTGGTTGCGCAGAGGAACTGCCCGGCCGCGTCGATGCCGTGCTGGGTGCCCTTGAACCCGGTGAACCCGAAGTTGAACTCCGGCTTCACGCTGAAGAACCACTCCACAGCCTCGGAGTTGATCCCCCACATGCGGCCAGCGGTCCCTGTCGGCGCGTAGGGATCGACGACCACCTCGGCGCCGTTGAACCGCACCGCGATGAAGCCCGCGCGCGCTACATCAGATTCGCGGTCCACGTTCTGCTGCATCGGCTGGAGGCTGTTCCACAGCAGGTCCCAACCGTTTCTCGTGGCCACGATCAGGTCCACGCGCCGACTGCCGTTCCAGCTCTGTGTGATGGCCCGATTGAGCGCCATCAGACTGAAATTGGTGAGGGAAGCGGTGTAGGCGTTCATCCCACGAATGGTTCCCGCAGGAGCGATGTCCGCGCGGGTGATCCCTCCAATGGTGGGGAAGGTATTCCCGTCGTCGATCCACTCCTCGAAGCCGACCAAGTTCCGGCTGCGGCCTCCGGTGCTGGACGGCAGGTACATGTCCGTCGCCAGCAGCTCCGCCATATACGCCGTTGCGTTGGCGAATTTGGCGTTGACCTCCTTGAAGACCGCCGCCTCGCCGTCGTTGCTTATGGCATTGAAGCCGATGAGCGGAACATTGACCAAGTACAGCTTCATCGGAGTTTGCAACGCCGTCTCGGTCACGCGCACGTCAGGCGGAGCGCCCTCGCCGGGTCCCACTGCGCCGCCGGCCAGCTTTCCGACCATGATGGGCTGCTGGACCAATAGTCCGCCGCGGAACTGGTCCCTGCGCCGAGTGGAGAGCCGGACAAAGACCGGGCTCTCGAAGTACACCGTATCCCGCAATTTCGGCTGAATGAAATTGTGGGTATAGGCATTGATGCCTTGAAGGGGTAGTGCCATTCTCCCTCCTCCTTGTCTCCTTTAGCGTCTACTGCGTCGGCAGCACCCCCCGGCGCAGTGCTTCCACGCCTAAGGAGGCCAATGCCGGGTCTCGCAAATTCATCCCCTTGGCCCGCTCTTGCAGGTCTTGAGGGATTTCACCCTGGGGCACCGGCATATGGGTAACCCCAATAATCCCGCCCGAAGTGTCCGTAGGCAGGGCGTTTTGCCCGCCCATCGCCAGCTCCTGACGAGCCCGCTGCGCCCCGCGCTCTTCGGCCTCCTTCAGCAGCTGCTCCTGCTGCTTGGCCTGAATTTCCGCGCGTTTGGGCGCCACCATCTGCTCATACGCCACCTTCGGGTCCCGAACCCCGGTCCGAACCATGTAATTCCACAGTTCGTTCGGATCCAGCGGCTCGCCAAACTCGTCTTTGTGCTTGAAGCCCAGGCCGTAGACCTGCCCGTAAAACGCCTGCATCCCGCTCAGAACCTGATTGGTCTGCTCCTGGTACTGCTTCAAGCGCTCGTCCAGAATCTTCTGCACTTCCGCATGGGAGAGCAGTCCAGCCCGCCGCGCGTCCTCCAGCAGGCTTGAGGCATGCTCGTCGCTCATGGAGCCTGGATTCGCCTCCAGTGCCTCCAGCCTAGCCTGCAATTCCTGCAATTGCTGCCTGGCGGCCCACTCCCCGCGGGTCATCCCGTGCTCTTCGTCCCAGTTGGCTGCGTACCACTTGGCGTAGTCCACAGCCGCATTCTCCAGTTTCTCCATAGATTGCTTCAGCTCCGGGTACTTTTCCAGTACGGCCCGGTCGCTGTCTTCGGCTTTTGCGAGGATTTCTTCAAAGATTCCCATCTTCTTTCTCCCTGTCGTTCTATCCTACCGGCGGACCAGCGTAGACTCCGGGCGGCGGCGCCACGTTGGTTCCGGAAACCTTCGGGCCGGCTTGGCTGCGATCACGCATTTGGGCCAGCTCTGCACGTAATGCCAATCCTGCCTGAGCGATGGGGGTCAACAGCGCCACCAGGCTCGGCTGAACTTGATTCAGCAGGCGGCTCACTTCTCCAGCCCACTGCTCCAGCTCCGCCACTTTGGCCTCCAAGGCGCTGATGGGGTCCATCAGCCCTGGCTGGCCGGGACGGCCCAACATGGCGAAGTTGGGGATGCTTGCTGGACCGCCCGGGCCGACGACGCCGGCCGGGCTGGCCGCGGAAGCGATCTGCTGCGCAATCTGCGGAGGGAGGATAGGCGCTGGAGGAGTGGTCGCCACTGTGTCTCCTTACGGGGTTTTGCTATCGTAGGGCGTTATCGGGTTCTTGCCGACTTTGACCTGAGTTCCGATCATGTCAATACCAGCATCGGAGCCCATCTTCTGCACCGGGCTTTGCGGCGTCAGCTTGGCGTCCACCTGCGTGCCAACCATGTCGATCTCGCCTCCGGCGCCCGGTTGTTGGTGCGGCTCAACCCCCATCTTGCCCATGTTCTGCTGGGTGCCAATCATCTCGATGTCTGCCATCGTTTTCCTCCGAAGGCGGAGAAATCTCCACCTTCATTTGTACGATACGCCATGAAAATAAGGCGAGTCAATAGAAAGTTTTGATTTTCACACGTTTACGCGATTTTCTTGACACACTGGGTGAGATTTGACTCGTTTACGCGTTGACTGCGCTCAGACTTGAGTTGATAGGTAGTTCTCCAGGCCCATCATCTGAATGAGCGCCTGATGCTGTTCCAGGTGCTGAACATGGCGCTCTTCGTCCTGCAAGATCTCCGTCGCCAAGTCTCGTGTGCCATAGTCCCCAACGGACTCGGCGATATCGACCAGATCGGAGTAGGTCTGGACGGCCTTTTGTTCCAAGGCGAGCGCTCGCTCAATCTGATCTGGGAGCGCCGTGTCCAGGACGACCTCGGTTTCCTCCCCTGACGCTGGCTCCCCCTCCAGGAACAGAACGCGCTCCATGAGCTTGCCCATGTGCTCGATCTCCTCCATGGATTCCTGATGCCACGACTGGGCGGCCTTGGACAGGCCGATCCTCAGGAGGATCTTCGAGTTCACGTAGTACTGCTGAAACGCCTGCTGCTCTCCGACAATGGCCCGATTCAGGGCGTCAATGACTCTTTGGTTTCCCTTCACCTTTTGGCTCCTCTCGTTGGTTGGCGATGTGATATCTCTTACAGTCTGAGCAGAAGTACGCTCGGTAGTGGTAGCCGCCGCTGTTGCGGGACGCCATGTCCGCCGCCAGCTTTGCCACTTCGTAGTTCGGATAACTGCGCTTACCGGTGCAGGCTTTGCGTCCCATGCAGCATCCCATCCGTTTTACGTCCTCACCCAAGACCTGTAAAAGTGGTGGAAGCCGATGGTCCTGGAGGTCCGCGTCACCCTGCCCGTCATGTGATCGAACGGCATGAACACCTCCGTCGGCAGGACCGTGATCTCGTTGGCTGGGTCGAACTTCGCCCGGTCCACCTCCTCGGTGAAGATGAACATTCCAGCCTCGAACACCACTCCGTCGTCCCCGCGATACTCCGTCCTCATCCGCTCTAGGATACGTCCGAGACTCGGATGCCCAGCCTCGGCGCCGATCACGCTGTTGGCGTAAAAGCCGTTGCTCTCCCGGGTGCAGAACATCCGGTTCCACAGAAATTCCGGGGGGATCTCGGCGTAGAGTTCCTGATCGGCATCCAGGTAGACCCCGCCCTGATTCAGCAGCTCCCAGATCCGGACGTAATCAGCCGCCTTAACCCAATCCCGGGCCTCCAATGCTTTCTGGACGTACTCGTCCTGGCACTGAAGGTTCTCCCGGGTGATGAGCCGCCATTCCCACTCCCGCAGGTTCTCCTGCTGGCTCCTCAGGCACTTCTGGATCAGGTCCGGCATTGAGCCGTCCTCGCTGAACCAAATCGAGAACGCCCGGCGCGGGATCTTCCTGGGCTTGATGTTCCAGTAGATCGGGAAGCCATAGATCTGGGACCGGCGCCGAAGGAGCTCGCGGTCTTGCTGCACCTTCTCCGGGTCCCACCCAAGCCGGTAGGTCTCGTCCATCTCCGCCCCGATTGAGCAGTGATGGTGGTGGACCCTGGCTCGCTCGCACCAGACGTAGCGGCCCATGGACCGGCAGCGGCCGGTCAGTTCGTCGTCGCAGCCGACGTGGTTGTAGCCCAAGTGGAAGAGCTCGCCGCCGAGCAGGTCCACCAGCGGCCTGCCGGCCAGCCAATGCGTGGCGTTCTCTCCGCCGGTGTAGATGCCGTCATTGAGGCCGACCAGCCCGAGGTAGTCCGGGAAATGGCGCAGCATGGCATAGACCGCCTCGCGCAGGAACTCCGGCTGAGGATCGCAGTCGGTGCCCAGGTACATCAGGAGTTCGCCTCGTGCCTTTTGTACGCCCTCTTTCACTAGGCGCGGGACTCCCTTCCGGTTGGGCGGCCAGTCGTCGTTCATCACCAGGACCTCGTAGAGCGGCCATCCGGCGTTCTCCTCGATCCTCTGGATCAGGTGTTGGAGCTGCTCTTCCCGCCCAAGGGTTGGGATGATGATGCTGACCATGGGCTCAGCAACGTACTTCCACCAGATGGTGTGATGCCTGCCCACGAGTCCGAACCGTTCGGTCACGGCTCGGCGCACGCCGGGCCATTCGGGCGCAAAGTCGTGCCCGGCGATCATAATCCGCGCTTTGGGCAGCCAGGCTTCGATGTCCCGCTTGACGTCTTCGTAGCGGTGGCTGGCGTCGATGAAGACCAGATCGAAAGACCGGTCCGGGACCTTCTCGGCGGCCTCGACGGAGTCCCCCCGGATGACCAGAAGGTTGTCAAACCTGCGCATGTTGGCCAGGAACTGACGGTAGATGGGGTCGCCCTCCTGCTTGGCCTCAGCGTGAGCCTGTTCCTCGCCTGGCGAGCCCCGGAAGTGGTCCACCGCGGTCACCATGCCGCGCTTGCAGCCGGAGCAGAGCGCATGGGTGGAGCGTCCCTTCCAACTGCCGATCTCCGCTACTGAAGCCATGGTCTGGGCAGTGCGATACAACCACAGCAGCTCTTCGAACCTCATCCAGCCTTCAATGCCGGGCTCGTGGTACTCGAAGTAGTAACGGGTGTCGCTCAGGTACTTGGGACTGAACGGCTTGTACTCCAGACACTTCAGCAGGTCCTCTCGGGCGCCGCTGACGTTCCCGATCCAGCCTCGCCCCCAGTAGCGTATCTCATGGGGCAGATCGCGGTACTCCTCGACTCGGTTGGCGTAGAAGGCGTGCCATGGCACCTCCAGCGCCGCAGCTGCGAAGGCGGCTGCCGCTATCGGCTTGTTGCTCCAGCGGTAGAACCCCGCCAGGCGCATCAGCGCCTCGCGGCGCGTGGGGTCGGTGTGGTAGGCCCGCATGTACCACTCCACCTGCTCATTGGGGCGGTTCAGCATGCCGTGGCAGTCTCCGACATAGATCATCGACTGGGCCTTCTCCGCCGGCCAGCGGTCCATGGCGATGTGCCGCAGCAGCATCTGAATGGCGCTCTTCGGCCGCTTGGTGTAGAACAGCTCCCGGCCGAGGTAGTGGGCGTTACGGTCGTTGTCCGGATGCTTCCATACCTCCCAGCACAAGCCTGGCAGATAGTGCGAGCGAGGCTTGGTGAGGTCCTGCCAATGCTCGATCTTCAAAACGTTCTCCGGGAGCTGAACGCGACGGACTGCAACATTCCGGTCAACCGGCTCCAGCACTTCGTGGATCACGCATTGAGGGTTCCAGCGCAGCAGCCTTCGATCGTACATCTTGCACTGGAGGAACTGAATGGCTGGCCGGCCCATCTCGTCATGGGCATAGACGAACAGGAACTCCAACTGACCGTAACCCTCTTCGATGTAGCGGTTCACTGCGTCGATGTCGAGCGCGGTGTATTCCTCGTCGCAGTCCGGCATGGACACCACGTCGTTCGAGGCCAGCGAGGCCGCAAAGTTGCGAGCATCCGAGTAGCAGAAAAAGCGATCCCCCGTCGCCACCACCGGAGGCTCGTCCTCCACCACAAACTCCCGGTTGAGCGCCTCGGCGGTCTCGGCGTCAATGGTGATGACAAAGCGGTCGCCGGCCTCTGTGACCTTGCAGCCCAGCTGCCGAGCCACCTCGGGGGTGCCGTCGGTGGAGCCCGTGTCGCAGAGCACGACCTCTCCGCCGCGCTCCAGGAACTCCCGCAGGGATCGCATCAAGCGAGGCAAGGTCTTGGCCTCATTCTTTCCGATGAGCACCACGCTGAATTTCGGAGCTTGAGCCATATGAATCACGAATCTACCACGATTACCATCGGCCGGGACGGCCGACTGAATGTCACGACCAGTTTCGGGGCGTAGCCCGGATCATAGACATCCGCGGTCCAATACCAGTATCCGGTGTATGTTCCGGCCACCCAGGTTCCGGTGAAGGCTCCGGCCTGATCCCACTCCAGTCTCAGGCCGAGCTTGCTGATCCCGGCCGGGTCGATTAAGGTCAGGCCGTAGGCGTTCAGGTTGATGTTGTTGTAGACATCTGGAACCCAGAACTCGAACGGCAGGTTCCCCGCCGAGGTGCTGCCCAGCGAGCCATAGTCCGCCGCGACTAGGTTGTTGTTGACCGCCGGGGAAGCCTGCACCACGTGAAGCGGCGTCGGTCCAAGGTAGGAGAACTTATTGAACAGCCGGAGGCCAAGGTAGGCGCTGGAAACCACTGCCCCGGACCCCATGGGGCTGGTGTCGAAAGTCAGGACGCCCCTGTACAGATAGCTGAACTCGTTGGACCTGATGGCGGAAGAGTGCAGGTATACGCTGTCGTAGCCACCGCCTGTCCCGGCGCCGCTTCCCGCCCCTGAACGGATCGCAGAGAAGGTTTCCGAGCTAACGCTCCGCAGGACAACTCCGTCCATGGTGGTAAGCCCGCTGCCCCGATCAGGATAGGCGGTCAGGACGTCGTAACCGAAGCTGAGTCTTGGCCCCCAACGCGATGGGACCATGAGGTCCCACAGATGCATGCTCCACCACAGCGGCAGCAGCCCGAAATAGATACGCTGGGCGATCACCGGTCCAGAGTAGAATTCTCCTTCCAAGCGGCCGGACTCTTCGAGCAGGACGTGATGTGTTCCGACTTCAGTCACCAGCCCGCGGCCGCGAATCCCGAGTTTGCGCCGCAGCAGCAGGCCGAGGCGGCCATTGAGCCAGCCCACAAGGCGGCTCTGATTGGCCGCAAACCAGCTGCTATCGAACGCTCTCCAGTTCTGGTCCGCTCGGACGAGCCTCAACCACTCTTTCCTGCGGGAACGGGGTTGCGCGGTTGGCGTTGGCCCACCGTATGTCTTCATTGATGGCCTGAATGGCTTCCTCAAAGGTCATCCTCCTGCCCATGTCCACTGAGCGGGTGGTCCACAATCTCCTTCGCACGATCCGAGGGTCGGCAACGATTTCTCCAGGCTTTGGCAATCCCCAGGTCACGACCGCCGAGCGCCGCACCAGGGCAACGTACAGCCGAACCCGAGCCTGCGTCCGGTCGCCGCGCTGCACCACCCAGACGACGTGCGGGTCCAGGACTTCCTCGGCATCTTGAACATCTTGCTGAGCAAACAACCTGTCGGCGGCCGCCGCCAGAAGCGCCAGCCACTCCCGCCTGGACATCAGGCGATCAGTACCACTGGTAGCGGATGGCAATGTTCATCCTCCTGGCGCCGCTCACTGAAACGGTCACGTGGTCAATCCGGTGGCCGTTGTCGATCAGGTTCTCTCCGGCCACAAAGCTGTTTGTCGATCCGCCGGCCGGAGAGCAGTTCAGGTTGCTGCTAAGAATGTTCGCCGGAGAGCCATCGTTCCGTTGAAGGTTGATGGAGGCCGACCCGGCGTCGATCTCGCAGTAGACCTCCAGCAGCCGGATGCGCGATCCGAGATTGACAAAGATTGACGGGATATCCATGCTCGGCAGGAGATCGTTGGACGGATCGAACAGCGTGTAGTTGATGACGCGGGTGACAGCCTGCAAGGACCAGGTGTTGGCGCTGGTGCAGCCGTAGAGGTTCTCCCCTTCCCGGCTGTCGGTCTTGAAGAACAGATCTCCGACCTGGCAGGTCGCTGGCAGGGTGGTGCCGGTCTTGACAGGCGCAGTGGCGGTCTTGCCGGTGATCCGGAAGATGTTGTCGATCCCGATGATCGGCGTGGTCCCGCCGGTGCTGGAGATCTCGTTGGCGGTTCCGGAAACCGACGTAACCGCCCCAGGGATGTCTCCGACGCAATTTTTGGCTCCGGAGCTGGCCTTGAAGCACAGCTTCCCTGTCGAGGAATCCACGTAGACCGCCGTGCGGCCGGAGGCTGGCGCGGGCGGCTCGCCGACTCCCACAAAGATGAAGTAGCCGTTGACGGCGGTCTGGGCCAGCGCTGCGCCGACGACAATCAGAAATCCGAGGATCAAAGTTGCTATCCGCATATCACCACTCTTCCGGATTGAGGAGCGCCGAAGGTGATCACCACTTCGTAGGTGCTGGTGTCCAGGGTGATCAGCCCGGGCAGGATCAGCTGGGACGGAGAAGACGAGTCCCAGACCTGCACAATGAGGTTCGGAGAGTTGATTCCGTGCATCGCGGCCGTAATGGTCACGGTGGTCTGCGAAGTGAACGAGTAGCTGTAGAGGGCCAGCGACCTTCCGGTGTAACCAGTGAAACCAGTGTAGCCGGTAAATCCAGTGAATCCAGTCGGTCCGGTAGGCCCGGTTGGGCCCAGCGGACCGGTCCAGCCGGTCGGGCCGATTGGGCCAGTGAATCCGGTCGGTCCGGTGGCCCCAGCGATTCCCTGCGGTCCGGTGTACCCTGTGTAGCCAGTCGGACCGGTTTCGCCCTGAGGCCCGGTCTCCCCGGTGAAACCTGTGTATCCGCTGTACCCGGTGTAGCCCGTGAAGCCAGTGAAGTTCCCTGGGCCGGTGTATCCGGTAGGACCAATTGGCCCCTGCGGTCCGGTGTAGCCGGTGTAGCCCGTCGGACCGATTAAGCCCTGCGCCCCGACGTCGCCCTGCGGTCCAGTGTAGCCTGTGAACCCGGTCGGGCCTGTCTCTCCTCGCGGCCCGGTATATCCCGTGAAGCCGGTGGCGCCGGTGCTGCCTACTGGCCCCTGCGGCCCGGTATACCCGGTCGGCCCCGTTGGTCCGGCGGGGCCAACCGGCCCCTGCTCTCCTTGCGGCCCTGTATATCCAGTGGGCCCAGTGTCCCCCTGCGGCCCGGTGTAGCCGGTAGGCCCGGTTGCCCCCTGGTCGGCCGCTTGGCCTTGAGGTCCAGTGTACCCGGTAAAGCCAGTCGGTCCGGTGGCGCCAGCCGGTCCCTGCTGTCCTTCCGGACCGGTGTAGCCAGTGTACCCGGTCGGGCCAACTGGACCGGTGTAGCCGGTCGGACCCGTTGGTCCCACCTCTCCGGTGTCCCCTTTGTCACCCTGGGGACCAGTATAGCCAGTAAATCCGGTTGGGCCGGTTGGGCCTACGGGGCCTTGCTCGCCGACCTGACCCTGCGGACCGGTATATCCGGTATAACCGGTTGGACCAGTTGAACCTATCGGCCCTTGCTGCCCGGTAGGGCCGGTGAAACCCGTGTACCCAGTGGCACCCGTCGGCCCGAGCGGCCCCACCTCTCCCTGCGGTCCGGTATAGCCGGTGAAGCCGGTTGCTCCAGTGGGCCCAATTGGCCCGATGTTGCCCTGCGGGCCGGTGTAACCTGTAAACCCAGTCGCTCCGGTCGGCCCAATCCCTCCGACTGGCCCCTCTGGCCCTGTGAAGCCGGTGTACCCGGTTGGTCCAGTCGGGCCAATGCTCCCTTGTGGCCCGGTGTAACCAGTAGGTCCGGTTGGTCCTGGGATTCCTTGACCCCCCTGCGGTCCCTGCTGCCCGGTGTATCCGGTGGGCCCAGTTGGGCCGACGGCGCCCTGTGGTCCGGTGTATCCGGTGTAACCTGTTGGGCCGGTGGGGCCTTCCGGGCCCTGTTCTCCCGTCTGTCCTTGCGGGCCAGTGTAGCCGGTTGCACCGGTGTAGCCCGTGTAACCGGTTGATCCGGTAGCCGCAGCCGCCCCTTCCGGACCGGTGTAGCCTGTGAAACCCGTGGGGCCGGTTGGGCCGACTGGTCCGACCTCTCCGACGTTGCCCTGCGGCCCGGTGTAGCCCGTGAATCCAGTGGGGCCAACGGGACCGACCTCACCTTGGGCTCCGGTGTATCCCGTGTAGCCGGTGGGGCCGGTCTCTCCACGAGGTCCCGTGTAACCCGTCGGGCCAGTTCCGCCTACCAGGCCCTGCGGCCCAGTGTATCCGGTCGCTCCCGTTGGTCCGGTAACCTGCGATGGGGCGCCTTCTGGGCCGGTATATCCGGTGTAGCCGGTGGCTCCGGTTGCCCCTTGCGCCCCCGTGTAGCCAGTGAACCCGGTTTCCCCTCTTGGGCCAGTGAATCCGGTGGGGCCAGTCGGGCCCTGTTGCCCTACTTCGCCTTGCGGCCCAGTGAAACCCGTCCAGCCGGTGGCGCCGGTGTATCCGGTAAAGCCAGTGTAGCCCGTGGGACCGATCGGGCCGCCGGACGGTCCGGTATACCCGGTTGGCCCGGTTGGACCTCTGCCCGCCCCGCCGAAGCTCCAATAGGTGCTGGCCATCTCTCAGCGAATGTAGACCGTTACCAGTACCCCATCACCTGCGGTTTCCACGTCCATCCGATAGTCGGACAGGCGATAGACATTTCCGGCGATGGTGGAGAATGCAATGATGTCGCACGGATTGGCCAGAACCACGATCAGCCCTTCTCCTGTGGCGGTGTTCAGGCGTTGGTTGCCAATGTAGATCCGGCCGAGGTTGTCCGATCCCGCCTGGATGATGAACTGATTGCAGGTGAAGTTCTGGCTGCGCAGCTGGGGGTAGTTGGCGAAGAAGTCCACGGGGTTTCCCGGCGTCGTGGTGATCCATCCCAGGGGAAACAGACCGCTGTCGAACTCCACCGCCATCCTACACCTCTATCTTCCTGGAAACGGTTGTCTGCCCTCTGCGCAACGCCTTATACCGAAGCTGCCAGTCCCTGGCGATCCTTTCCATTCGAGCCGCTTGCAGGCGGTAAAAGTCCCCGTAGGCGTCTGTTGAGGACGGCAGCGCGAGGCTGGTTCCGCTCAGCCGGCATGCCATCCCGTAAAGCAGCCGCGCCAACCGCAGCTTCAGGTCGTCAAGGTACAGAAATAGAATGTGTCCCATCTGCACTCTGTTCTCAATAGGGGTTGCCCGTCCTCTGCCCTCGGGTCAACCTCGGCACCTCTCCCTTCCCGATGGCCTTTGGCATCAGTTCCTCGCGCTCCTCCGCCACCTGCTCCAGGATCTCGTCAATGTCCGGGAACTCCAAGATTTGCAACAGCTTGCGTCTAGAGATCGCGTTCAGGCGGTAGAGCGAAATGGCCACCTGCTTGTCGCGGTCGCGCTTGCCGCCGTGCATCGAACCAGCCGCAATGTTGACCTTGAACCGTTGCCAATGCTCTTCCTTGGGCACGGTCCAGGGGACCATGGTGCCAGGATCGTAGTCGAAATCCTCCAGGGTAATCCCATCCGCGCCGAGGATTCGCATCCGCTGCTTGCGGGTGTAGAACTGGAAGATGTTGCTGACAAACTGTTCTCCGGCCTCCCGGATGAACGGCTCGATGTGCCGGGATTGAAGCCGGAAGCTGGTCTGTGCCGTGTCCCGGAACTGCTCGATGGTGTCCCCGCCGGGGATCTGATTCTTCCGAGTCATCCCGGCGAGATCCAGCGTACCGGCATGGCGCTGGAATGCCTGGTCCACCTTGTCCCAGAACTGGCCGACATAGCCCGGCAACGGCGGAGGCTGGAGATACTGAGCATGGACGGCCGGATTGGCGTTCGGGTTGAACTTCAGCTTCGCGCCGGGCATGTCCTGGTAGAAGTTGCGGAATGACGTGTCATCAACGGCTCCGTCCACAAAGGCGAACTGCGGCTCGATGGCTCGCCGGCTCAAGTCCATCATGCCGGCGCCCAGTTCGTTCCTGGCAATGGCCAGCGGAACCAGGTTGCGGTAGATCGAGATGCCGCCTGGCCGCCATACCGCCGGATTGAGGATGAGCTGCGCAAACGGGAATTTACCGCTCCAGTAAGGGCTTGGCCCGTCGTAGAGGATAGTGTCCCCGGCCACCACGATCAGCCGCTTGCGCGGGAAGATGCGCTGCCCGGGCGGAACCCGATACCAGTAGTTGTGCTCATCCAGGCTCAGGCGAGGATCTTTGACCAAGATCTCCCGGCCAGTCTCATTGATAGTCGGGTCGTCAATCCAGTACTCCTCGACCAGAACAACCGGGAAGGAGCTGCCCCGCTGCGGCGCCAGTGCCCAACCGCGAGGGCCAAGGCCGGCGCGCTGCGTTGGGTTCATGGCGCTGAAGCCGTACTCCGGCACATTGCCCTGCGGCGAATAGTTAGGGGGCGTCGCCGAGAAGGTTCCGACGCTCAGTTCCCGGTCCAGGTTGCTGGCCGTGGCTCCGTAGGTGGCCTTGACGCGATGCAAGGGCTTGTAGACCCGGTAGAGCACGGCGCTGCTCTCCTGGATGTCGCGGCCCGGCTGAATGGGAAGAACCGCGTCCAGTCCGCAGGCCACCACGTGCATCCGGCCTGGCATGCTGGCGCCGATTTTCCAGTAGCCGACGCTCAGCAAAGCGTGGTCAATGGCCTCCTCCAGCCGCAAGTCCAGGTCCTGCTCCGCCCACTCGTAGGCAATGACCTTCTTGGCGATCTCGGCCTGGCGCATGTACTGCGGATTGCGATCCACGGAGGTGATCTCCGGGGCCGGCCGGATGTCGGTCAGTGCGCACAGAGCGTCCTGACGGGCGACGGCCATGGCGTTGTCAAAGAACTTGGAGCGATAGCTGGGACGACTCTTGGGCCAGTAGCGCCCCTCCAGCATGTCGATGTACGCCTGGATGTAGGGATACTCCGGGTTGAGTTTGGCGGTCTCCATCGCCTCTTGGCGGGCGGCCGCCACCCATCTGCGCACCGATTCATGGTATCCGGAGGGCGCGTCCATGCTCTCGCTCTTGGTATTGAAAACGATCGGTGCCCTTGGCACCAGTTCCACCACGTTGGCTGCCATCGGTTTTCCTTCCCTTCACGTCCGACTCTCGGACGTCTCACTCTATGGCGTCGTTCAGCCGCAATATCAGCACCAGCCCGGCCCACTGAGCACCAGCAAACCAGCTCAAGGCCAGCCAGCTCAGGACATAGCCGAGCAGCCCGTGCTCGGGAAACAGTTGCGGGCGGCAGAGGATGACGAGCGCGGCTCCAATCCAGTGGCCGGAGCAGTAGCCACACATGAGCAGTTTCCCTGCCCAGGGGATGGCTCGGCTGGCTGCCGCCCGCACTCCGTAGAGCAGCTCGCTGGAACTGACCAGAAAGGCCAAGCAGGCTGTCACGGAACTCAAGACCAGCACCTTAATCACGGAACCACAACCTCCTCCGGAACACTTCCGGTCTCCAGTACCTCCTGTTGCTTGTCCTCCGGCAAGGGGATAATTGTCGGCCTGTTCCTAGGATCGTCAAACCGGCGGTCATGAACTTCGACCAGCGGCTTAGCGGAGTCCAGGTCCGGAGGAGGGGCCGTAGTCCTCTCCGGCAAGACCTCCGGAGAGAAGCTGGCCCACTGGCCCGGCATCCCGGCGCTGGAAATCTTTCTTCCGTCCGGGCTGATGGTGGCATTGATGGGCACCTCTCCTGGCCCGTATAGGCCCTCCTGCCGGCAGAACTCCTTGAGCTCGGAGAACGTCTCAATGTAGACCGGCTCCGGCTGGCCGCTGAGGGAGGTCTTCTTGCGGTACATCCACACTCCCTCCTGCTCGGCGCCTTCCCGCTCTTTGAGGTTGTACCTGGCCGTGATCGGCCCGGTGAATACGACCGCGAAGCGGGAAGCCAGCAGCACTCGCGGGTTCGAACACAACGGACACGGAGGCGCCTGCTCCTGCCAGCGGTGGAAGAAGCGCTCTTCGATGCGCTGGCAGCGCTCGCAGTAGAACTCATACACCGGCATACTACTTCTCCAGAACCGATGACACTACGTCCTCGTCGCTGTCCAAGCCGCCCAGGCCAATCTCCCCGTCCAGGAAGTCCATCAGATCCTGGCCGGTGAATTCCTCCTTGCCCAGCATCTGTCCGATTCTGCGGTACTGGGCCTCGGTCAGCAGGATCTTATGCGGCTCAGGGGCCACCATGCCAAACCAGCCCTGACTGAATGCCCAGTCGAAGATGGCTCGCAAATGCTGCTGGATGCTGATTCCGTTGCGGCTGGCCACCTCCTGAAGATAGGCCGTCCACGACGGATCAGGGCTGAACTCCACCAGCAACGCGTCTCCACGCTTTCCGCAGCCTCTCTCGACCTTCTCGGCGATCTCCATCGGGGATGGGTCTCCAGCGGCTCTCTGAATCCTTTTGACCACCTCGGCTGGAAGGAGCATCCCGCCTCGGGAAAGCTCCTGAACAACTCCAGCTACGGTGTCGCTGACGCCAGAGGCGCCGATCTTCTGCACGGCGGCGTCGTCGAGTTCGACCTCAAATACGTATTTCTTCTTCATGCTTCCTCCTAAAATGTCAGCTCCTGCACGCTGGGGTAAAATCCGCTGGGATTGGACGGCGTGCTTTGGTCCATGTCCTCGAACCGGATCGGATTCTCCGGCTTGTCCCAGCTCTCATGGCGCCATTTGACCATGATGCTCTTGCACCCCTCCAGCGGACAGCGCTCTGCGGCATTGTACTGCTCGCGGTGCCAGACCAAGCCGCACTTCAAGCAGCAGGCCACCCAAGGACCGGTAGCCTTCAGGCCGAAGGCGTCCGTGGAGACCTGAACTCCTGGCACTCTGCGGTCCATTTGGTGCGCGCCCAGGAGCGCCAGCTGGCAGGCGGTAACCGTGTCGTCGTGGACGTACTCCTCCTCGCCGGAGCCGTCCCAACTCTGCTGTCGTTTCCGCTCTGGGCAGCCGATGGAACCGTCCTCGTTGCGGGCAAAGTGGCGCATCTCCCAGGCGAAGATCTCGTCGCGCACGATCAGGGAGCCATCGGCGAGCCAAGCGTCCAGCTGAATCCAGGCGTCCTCTTTGTTGCGCGAGTTGAAGACCCAGTGGTAGCGGGGCGTGAGAACGTTGGCGCTGTCCAGGTTCTTCCACTGGTAGAGGTTCGGGTAGTTGAGATAGTGGCGCAGCTGGTCTCCCACGGTCTGGAAGTTGGTGTAATCGACCGTCAAAAGGGCGTTATTGTACCAACGTCCGATGGCGTTGGCCACCAGCGCTAGATCGGTCGGCCGGGTGGAATCGCTGCGGAAGCAGGCCACCTGGACGTCCGGATTGGGCGGGATGCCCAGCCGATTGACCCAGATTACCGAGTAATCGTGTCCGCGGCCTTGCCCCGAGGCTACGTCCACGCCCACCGAGTACTTGGCTCCTTCCATCGGCATCTCCCAGACCCTCAGGAAGCGATCCGGCTCGCCAGCGTGGTTGCGGGCGCAGCCTCTCGCCCAGCAGATCGCGGACTCGGCTCCGGAGTGTCTCCGAGGCGCATGGAAGACGCCCTGGGAATCCATGAAGCCCACGGCCAAAGGCTCCCGGATGTTGCTCGCCACCCGGTCCATGGCGGCCTTCGAGAACAGCGTCTCCGTGACGTACTGGAACGCCTCCTGCGGGCTGGTAGCCAGTGACTGCCGCATGTCCATCAGAGCGGACTCTCCGATGGCCTCCGCGTTCTTGCGCTGTTGCCAGAGCCAGCGCATCTGTCCGTCCTTCAAATCGTATGGCTGGTAGGTTCCGACCTGGCAGTCCGAACAGGCAGCCCCGCGCATGGACTGGCCGCCGAAGTTGGTCGGCCGGATTTGCTGGCAGTTGGAGCACACGCACCATTCTTCGGCCGCCCGCTCCTTAACCGCCAGTTCCGGCTCTTCCGGGCGCCAGCCATCCTCCGGCGGGATGAAGTGGCTCTTGTCGAAGTAGATGGGCAGGAAGAGCGGAAACCAAGTTGCCACGTCGCCCAAGCGGACCTGGCTCTCCCATAGCCGCTCCAAAAACCTGGCGGAGCGCTTGACGCGGCTTTCGATGACAGCGAAAGTGGTGGGATCGTCCGGCAGCGCCCAGCGCAGATCTCCGAAGATCAGACTTCGGGCCTTGCCCTCATCCATCGAGCCCAGCTCGGAGATGTGCGCAAAGTTGATCCGGTAGCCCTCAGCGACGCCGGTGTAGCGGCCAGCGCTCTGCACCACGATGCGGGTATTCAACCCCGGGTCGATGGCCCTTAGCTCCGGATCCGGATTAATCAAGTGCAGCTCCTCCATGTACTTGCGAGGTCCGATCATGGGCCGGAGCCACCAGGGAAGGCGGTCGTAGATGTGCAGGATGATGCTGAACAATGACGCGGCGTGGGGCGTGTCGTAGGAAAGGACCAAGGCGTTGGCGTTGGGCTGGAACATGCAGCACCACGCCACGTAGGCTTCCACGAACGTGGAGACATAGAGTTGGCGGGCCTTGATGATCAGGAGCCGCACGCCGCGTCCCTTAGTTTTGAGGCGATTGACAGCCTCCAGGACCAACTCCTGGGTGTCCATCAGCCTCAGCGGAACATCCCGCATGTCCTTGGTGGAGATCCAGAAGTAGTTCCGGGCGCAGTACTCGAAAGAGTTCATGCAGCGGAGGATCTCCTCTTGCAGGAACCTCTTTTCCTTCGCGCTCAGCAGCACCCAGGAGCAGCGCTCGGGCTGATTGTAGTACTCGATCAGCTCCTCGGTCCCTGGGTCGCGCCCGAAACGATCACTCATTCTTTTCCTCGGCTGTTGCTCCTTGGCCAATCGAAGCGGCGAGCAAACCGGGTGCGCCGGCGGGATTCAGCAACGGCGCTCCGTTGCGGGCCTCGTGCACCGACCGGACAAACTGATCGAATCCAGCGCCCGGATCGGAGCTGGCCATCTGGGCATTGAGAATCTGCTGGGTAACGGTGATGCCGCTCTTTTTCTCGATGTAGCCAAAGATCTCGAACAGCAGCCGGATCGCTCCGAGATCTTCCTTCTGCGCCATGATGCACAGGCTCTGAAAGGCGCTCCGCAGGGCTTCGGGAGCGTGCAGCAGCAGCATCTGCTCCTTGAAGTTGGGCAGGTCTTTCTTGGAGATCCGGCGCCGCTTGAGAACCCGGCTGCTGCGCAGGTACTCGGGCAGTTGATAGCCGCCGTTGGACGCTTCCGTCTTGGCCGCCACGTCCGGCGCCGGCGGTTTGGGCTTTGCGGTTTGCGGCGCCTTACTCCTTCGAGAAGCCATGAGCCACCTGAGCCCTCAGGTTCTCAAACCCGTGATCGACCTTCGCTTCCAATGTACAGAGACGGTCTTCCAAGCGAGCCAGCCGGTCGTCCATCCGGACGTTGTTCGTCTGGTAGACATTGGTGTTGACGTACCTGCCGTTCAGCCGGTTGATGATGGTTTCAGCAAGGGTTGCCCTGAAATATAGCGCCACCGCCCCGCCTCCTATGCCAAGCAAGCCGACCACCGGCATGATCCAGTCCCGGATGACGACAATGGTTTCCACTGGGTTATGCCCCTGCATCACAGCACCGTCCCAAACAAGTGGATCTTCTGGCTGCTGGTCCCGAGAAAATAGAGCTGATGCAGCGGGATGGGAGCGGCGACATAGGGGCCTAGGAAAACGGCCGCAGGATCCGAAGCTCCGGCCTTGATGCTTCCGGCGTAGTCGGTGTTGCTTACGCCTGAGTCCCCGAAGTATACGATTCCGTTTCCAGCCTCGCTTTCGATCCTGAGGCTGGACAGGAACGTCGGCTCGGTCGTGGCTCGAACCGCCGTTCCCGTCAACGTTACGGTCTGTGAGAGAAATGCCATTCCGCCTCCTCCTACCTCCGGAACTTCCCGTCTACCCTGCTCTAGTTCCAGTACTGGCAGAGTCCGGGCTCGTTCCTACTGCGAGTGTATCCCACAGAAGGCGGATGCGGCAATAATTTCCTGTGGGAGCAGCGGTTTACTTCAGGCTCTCCCAAATGGCCCGCACGTTCGCAAGGTCCGCGCTGCTGACGCCGACCTCCCCTCCGATGACCGGGCCATCGGGAAATTGCGGGGCAAAGGAACGGATCGGTCCGTCGGAGGGCTTCAATACAATCTCCGCATGCTTCTTGAGCCGCTCCAAGACGGCGGCCAGATCCACTGGGATATCCTCGATGCTGATGACCTCCTCCACATAGAGGTCCCTTGGCGCCTTGGGGTGGTAGTACACTAGCTTGACGCAGCCCTCGGCATGGGCCGAAAGCACATTCCGGTTCATGGTCACATTGACCTTTGTTTCTCCTCCCGGCAACTGAACCTGAACCGAGATCATCGGAGGAGTGCGTTCCTGCACCAGTAGGTTCAGCTCCTCCACCGTGAGCGAAGGATGCGCAGAGGACTTGGCACCAGATCTGTGCTTCTTGATCAGAGACTCGGCCTCCGAGCGCCTTATGACGGGAGACTCGGGCAGGCGAGAAACGGATTCGCTTTCCTGAGCGTCATCCGGCGCCAAGATGCTCTCCTTGGCTTCAGTTTCTGCCTCCGCGGCCTGCTCGCCGGCGGGCAGGAGAATAGCTGGCTCCGGCTCTTTGCTCACGCTGACCGAGGCCGGATTCGGCGCGGGCCAGGGCGATTGTTGATCCTCCTGCTGCTGATCGGTCTGGGGAGACGGCGGAGCGGCCGCCAGGTCCCTGAGCAGTTCCACGGTCCGCTCGATCTCTTGAGCCAGAAGTTCCGCCTGCTGCGCCGGAGCAGCGCTGCGGTTCCTTTCCAGGCAGCGTGCTGCGATCTTCACAAACTGTTCTCGTGTGAGCATCATCGCTGGTCCCACTCCCCGAACCCGTCCCACGGAGACCACTGATTGGCCGGGTTCAACATCATCATGGCCTCGTGTCGGGTTACGCCGTGCTCCTTCATGGTCTGCTGGATGCGGTACTCCAGATCCGCCATGTCCGGGCTGTTCTGCGCAGGAACTCCGGCGCTTACAGGGCGACCGAACGGATACTTCTCCTGCTCGCGGCGGATGACCTGCAACATGTGCCCAGTGCGGACACATTCCTCGCCCACTCTGACAATCCTATCGGTCTGCTCGCGCCAGGTCTCCAGTCCATTGCGCAGTTCTGCGCATTCTCCGGAAAAAATGGAGGCGGCCCGCTCCAGGGTCTCTCGGTTGCGTGCCATTTCGGCCCTGAGCGCGGCCGCCTCCGCGGCTACCCCCTTCATGGCTGAGGAGTGCTCCTGAAGCCCGCGGATTGCGGAACGCAGGCCCCAGGAGAGGAGGTAAACCCCGGCGGCCACGGCGGAGACCACCAGGGCAGTTGCAGTATCTAGCGCCATCTGGACAACCCCATTGTACCCGTATACGTTGACGCTGGCAATGGGTGCTGAGTAGAATCTTAGTTGAGATGCCACGACTCAGCGACGAGCAGCGGCGAGTGGTCATTTCAGCGCGAGTTAAGCCGGATGTCCGGGACGCGCTGAAGAACGCCGGCTACGGAAACATCAGCCGAGCAGTGGAGGAGATGGCTCGAATGTACCTGAACCTGCCCGCTACGTCCGAATCTCGGACGTCTGGGAGCGGTACAGCGACCGAGCCAGCTGAATTTCCCGCTGAAGCTCCTCCATCTGCATGATTCGCCACACCTTGCGGGCATAGCCCGGGTCGGTGGCGTAGTGCGCCGCTATCCCCCACAGGTATCCGCGAGAATCCCTGTCGGCCTTGTAAACCTGATAGTGCGGAGCGTAGACTCCGGCCGATGAGATCAGTCGAGCGTGGTCTGAGATGCAGGCTTGCAGGCTGGGATACTTCTCAAACGCCGCCTGAATCTTGGTCGGTGAGCCCTTGATCCACTCGGTGGTCATGGCATAGGAGGCGCCCGGATATCTGTCCGTATCCTTGATCCCGAACAGGTTGTTGGAGTCCGGAGGCATGTACCTTCCCCATCCGGTCTCCAGGATAGCCTGAGCCGTGGTCAGTTCAGCCGGAACGTCGGTTTCGGCCTCCGATGCCACCGCCGCCAGCGCAATGCCCTTCAGAAAGTCGAGTTGCTCCTTGGTGAGCATCAGTCCCTCAGCCCGATCATCAGCCCGACTGCATGCTGAACCTCGCTCAGGCTGCTCTTAGTGACCCGGTAGTACGGCCCGATGGTCACGCCTTTGCGGATAGCTGTCTGGCCGATGATCCCTCCGGAAACAGAGTAGCCGGTGTTGGTGCCACCGCCGGAACCGGAGGCAGCCAGACCGGCGGTGCCCAGGGCGAAGAAGTCCATCTTCCGGAATCGCGTCACCCACTGCGCGATCCCGGTTTCGGTGGTGGTCATCACCCGAAAGGGCTTCTTCTGCACCGACAGAAAGTTGACTGCGGTGTAGGAGTAGGTGGGCTTCTCGTTGCCTGCCACCTTCTTGGCGTAGGCCAGCACTCCGTTCACCTGCGGACTGGCGTACTGATTGAACTGCACTCCGGCGCCAAACCACTGGCCGGGAGGCTCAGCCCGCAGCGAACTTGGCAGAACCAACAGAACCAGAGAAACTGCCGCCAAAAATCTGAGAACAATCATTCTATTGCCACCCCCCATCAAGGCTTGTCGTCCGGCGGCTTTACCCGGATCACCAGATACCAATCGGTCGAGCCAAAACGCCCGGCCACGGTGATCTCTGACGTTAATTGCCGGAGCAGGTCCGGCAACAGCTTTGTGCGAACCTGCTCCACCAGGTTATCGGCCAACTTCTTCTCATCAAACAGGAGGCCCATGTTGGCTCGATTCAATGCTACTACACTGCCGGCGATCGGACAACCCTACTGTTCCTCTTCGGAGCAGTTCTGGTAGCGCTCGATGACCTGCTCGATCCGGATCGCCATCAGAGTTGCCGCGAGCAGGACATCGCTGATCTTGTTCCGGGCGCCAGCGTTCTCAATGATCTGCCGGTCGTACTCGTTGAATTCGGCGGTGGCCAGCTCATGAGCGGGGATCTCCAGGTGAAGCGTCCAGATGCTGGCGGTTTCCGGATCAATTTCCGTCTTGATTGTCATCTTGTTGCTTTCTCCTTGGCCTTATGACCAACGGCGGCTTGGGTCTTCCCCCTGCCGCCGGGATGACGTACTGAACTCCGTCGGCTTGCAGGATCTCGTTGGCGGCATCCCGGATGGCGCAGGCCAGCCGGGCGGCAGTCTCCGCCTGGAGACGAACGGCCGTCGGCTTCTCGCTCGACCCCGCCAAGCCGATCTCCAGGACAACCAGCCCGCTTTCTCGTTCGATTTTTACGCTGACAAAGCCCTCACCTCTTTCTTCCATTCCGCTTCCTGGCCCTCTTGCGCTGGTCTAGAATCTTCTGCCACTCATCCCGGCAGCGGCCAGGATGAACTCGCGCATTCCATGGCCCCTTGCCGGGCTGCCCACAGATGCGGCAGATGTACTCGTGGTCCGCCTCCGGGAAGCGGCCGATGCGACGCGACGCAGTTGACCTCATTGTTTCAGGCCAGCTCGTCCCCAATTCCAAGGAGCGCTCTCGGCCCACTACAATCCTCCTTCGAGCTTGCGGTAGCGCTCCACGCGCTTCTGCATCCAGGCTACAGCCTCGGAAGCAATCTCCCCGCCCGGCTGCCCTTCGTACTTCCGCGCCAGCCTCCTGAGATAGGAGAGCACGGCCTTCCTTTCGGTTCTGGCTCCTTTGTGAAACGTCTTGCTTTTCTTCTCCATGGCTACCTCCTCAATTGACAGTGGTATCGAACACGGCGCAGCCGTATCCGTAAAACAAAACCGGCACGATCCAGACGATCGTTAGGTGGCGGCGATCGCGGAGCGCAGCCGCATAGAACTTCCAGTAGCGCATCGGCTCCTCTTGGTCCCGTGGAGCCAGGCCATTCAGCGGTTCCACAGCATCCACCCCATGGCCACGGCAAGGATCAAGCATGAAGTCCTCCACAGCATCAGCCTGGCCCGGAGCGTCTCCAGTTCTCCGGAGAGCTCTTCCATGCGCTTGAAGACCGACTCCGCCCAGGCCCGGTTGACGGTCACCATCTCGGACCGGCCGCCTTGGCCAGCCTGACCCGGCGCCAGGGCAATCTGTTGAAGCTCCGCATCCTCCGCCTTGACGCCGAGCCCGCGCAGGCGGATCTCATCTCCCTGTTTCCACCTGTATCTCACTTAATATCTCCGCACTTTCTTCCGAGAACAGACCCAGCTCTTGCCGAATCCTTTTTCGGCTGACTGCAACCCACTTCTCGTGCAGATCAACGCCGAAATAGTCTCGCCCCAAGGTCAATGCGGCAACTCCGGTGGTGGAGACGCCGCAAAACGGGTCCAGCACCAGCCCGCCCGGCGGGCAGCCGCCGAGCACCATCTTGCGGGCCAATTCCTCCGGGAAAGGCGCCGGGTGTCCATAGGGCGTTGGCTTGACTGCGATGTCCCAGACATCCCGGCCATTGCGGAAACCGGGCGATTCCCACGGGATCGAATATCCGCGATGGCTCTGAGCCCGGTCCTCTCCGCCAATCTTGCGTTCCAGGTTGCCGCTGCGCAACCGGCTGGGCGGAAATCCGCCGCTCTTGTCGCGGTCTCGGCCGCGGACCTTGGACCAATGCTGCTGGCCTCGTCCAAGGATCTTGCACCGGTAAGGGTATTTCTCCCCAGGCTTACAGGTCAGCGGCTCCAACATGTCCTCCCACCCATAATAGTAACGTGGACTCTTGGCGAACAGGAAGATGGTTTCGTGGCTGCGCGTCGGCCGGTCCTTGACGCTCTCAGGCAGGCAATTGACTTTATTCCAGACAATCTCCGCCCGCAAAATCCAGCCCGCTTCCTGCATCCGGAAGGCTGCGCGCCAGGGCAGGCCGACGAGGCTCTTCCCGGGCAAGGAGTCGGGATTCCTTCTGGGCACGTCGTCCATCGGCGTCCCTTTGCCTTTCTGTTTTCGGGCGTAGCTTGCGCGCCTGCCGCTGCTGTACCGGTCGCCCAGAACCAGCCAGCAGGTTCCACTGCGCTTGAGCACGCGCCGGCATTCCTCCATGATCCCCACGAGGCCGTCCAGATACTGCTCCAGACGCTCTTCCGCGCCCAACTCCCGGTCTGGGTCGCCGTAGTTCCTCAGTCCCCAGTACGGAGGGCTGGTGATGATGCAGTCCACGCAGTGGTCCTTCAGCCTCTGGAGCACTTCCCGAGCGTCGCCTTGAGTTACCCACCAGCGCCTTATTGGTTGCATGGCGGCAGCGGCAGAATCCACCTCAGGCTCAGCCGAGCAGATAGAGGACCACAACAGCAATCACGGCTGCGGCGAACCACCAACTGGCCGGCCGTCTCTTGCTCTTCCCTCATGGCTGCTCCTTATCTTTTGGAATCGGCCGGGCGCTTGGCTGCGCTTTGAGCCACGGGCCATGCGGCCGCAGATTTGCTGGCGCCGTCCTCTGCCTGAATCGCTCTCAGCAGGTCGTGAAGTTCAGCCTCCATGTGCCCGGAGAGCTCCGCCAGCACCTGGCAGATCCCGGACGTCGCAGACATGAACGACTCCACCGTCAGCACGCCTTCCGAGCGCTTGTCGCAAATCTCATTCAGCGACTCAACCAGAGTGCGAATCTGGCCGGAGAGAATACAGCACTCCTCCGCCCTGCCCTTAACCTCTGCAATCATTCTTTCTCCTTTTCCGGGCGCCGAACCAAGATTGGCACGGCACCCCACTCCTCGGAGTACTCGACTCCGTGCCGAAACCCGCGGCGCAGCAGCATCTGCTCCAGCCGCTCGCTCAACACGTTGGGAAACTTGACCGTGCGATCGCGTGGCAGCGAGTCCAAGTACCGCCCGACATCCCCTGATCCAGGCCGGTCGGCAATAATCAGCGGGACATAGAGTTCCCCGTTCTGCTCGACCGTGTAGCCTCGCACTCCTGGCGCCAGGTACGGCTCCTGGCCCGGCACGATGTATGTCGATTCCTTGCTGCTGCTCATTTGGCTTGCTGTTGCCGAGGACGAAGCCGGTCGGCGTGCATCATCCACATGCTGCCTTCGATCTTCTTGCGGTCGTCGCCCTTGCCTACCACGTACTGCTCGTGGCAGACCACGTTGGCCACGATCACCCCCGGAATCGTCTCTCCGTCCATGTCGTACTCCACCAGGTCGCCGACATTGTAACGCTGCGGCAGGCCCTCCATCACCGCTGGCAGCTTCCGGAGCCACTCTCGGGCATCTGGATCTTCTGGCGCCAATTTCTCCAGCAAGCGTCCGGCTTCCGTGAGCGCGTGCCTGGCCTGCGGAACATCCACCAGCCTGACAGACACCATCTGTTTTCGATCTACGTCTTGCTCTTCCATTGCTTCTCCTTTTCCCTGTCCTTCTTCGTCGGATGTTCGCTTTGCAATTCTGAACGATCCGATCATGCCTCTTCTTGCCCATGCCGCGCGCTGTTTTTTGCAGATCTCATCCGCCATGCTGTCCGGAACATCCATGCGGCTATCCTTCTTTCTTGGACCGCATGCGTCTCCACGCATCGGCTGCGTCAATCAACTGCCCCACCGCTGAAACGTCCCGCAACAGCACCGCCGCAGGCCTGGCCAGAAGCGCCAGCCGGTCTCCAGCGCACTCCACGTCTTTGGGCAAGCCTTCCTCCGTGGCCCAGAGCAGCTCCCAGCGGGCAGCGGCAATCTGCCCGCAGATCTTCCGGCCGCAGGCTCCGTAGTCCAGAGGCAGCGGCCGGACGTCCAACGCGTTGCCAAACTCGGCCAGAACCTCATGCGCCGCGGAAGTCAGCGCCCGCGCGGCGCTCATCATCTGTTCCATCTCAATCTTCTGCTCCTGCTCCTGCTCGGCAGCCTTTGCTTCCGACTCTTTCAGTTGCTGGAGCAGCTTCTGCTCCCGGTCGCGGAGCTCCAGCATCCGCGAAGCCAACTGCGTCAACTCGCGGCGCGTTTCCCTCAACCATTCCTGCCGAAGCCGCTTCAAATTGTCCGCTTGATCCATGTCTCCCGTCTCTCCCTTCCTGCTAAGCGGCTCCCCAAAGCGCACTTCGGGCAGCCGTACACCGTCGGGTCCGCGTCCACCAGCTCGTAGCGCGGATCAAGATCTCCCCCGCTCGCTCTACGCCGCAGCCACACCCGCGGCATGGACGCCATGTACTGCGCCTCCAGCGGGGCCGGATACCTGCATCCGCACCGCGGGCACACCTTCTCCCGAGCGGCCACGCAATCCTGGGGCAATCGGCTGCACGCATGCAGCTCATCCGCTGGCAGCCATAAACCATCCGACAGCCAGTAGAGCCCGTCGGCGCCATGCTGCGCCAGCCAGTGCTCAATCATCAAAGGCAGCGTCACCATTGCCGCACCTCATCCCTCGTCGTCCGAGCGCTCCTGGTCGGGCATCTGGTCCCACGTCCGTCCATCCAGCAGCCGCCCGGCGTTGCGCCGGCCAACCCGGTAGAACCGCATCCCTCCCATCTCCCTCAACCGACCTGATGAGCATCCCGTCGTCGCCTGGGTGGGCGTGTCGCCATCCGCGCCAAACTGCCCTTCCGGCAGCCACTCCCCCCACTGCTTGAAAAAGAATGGCGTGCCCGCCGCCACAGCCTGATTGCAGATGGCCCGCGCCCACCACGGATGCATCGGCCTAGCTCCCGGCCCCGTCTCCCCGCCCACAATCACCCAGTCCAACCGCTGCCGCCTGTGCTCACCCAACCACGGCCTCAAATCCATCGGCCCCAACAACGGCTCGCAGCTCACAAACCGCAGCGCCGCCGGCGTCGCAAGCAGGTCCGGTATCCGCTCATCCGCCGTGCGCTGGTCCTCCACGCTCACCCCCAACCACACATTGGGCAGCGGCCATGCCTCCAATGCCACAAACCCCCGCCAGCGCCCCAGCCGCCGCGCCGCATTCTCGACCCCTTGCCGCATGGCGTCTTGGTCTGCCAAAAGCATCCGCATGCGCAGCGGCCGCTTGGTCAGCACCATAAACACGTGCTGCCGCGCCAGCGCCATCACCCCAAACACCTGCTCAATCCACTGCCGCCGCACCCGCCCATAAAACAAATCCCCCATCGAATCCACAAACACCCGCCGCGGCTTGCGCCATCCGAGCGGCTCCAGCAGATTGCGCTCCACCAACTCCGCCCTGCCCGTCCACCGCGGCCCGCTCCTCGTAAATTCCGCCAATCCACTTTCAGACCAGAACCGCGCCGCCATCCGCTCCGCATAGCAGTTCCGGCAACCCTCGCTCACCCGCCAACACCCCCGCACCGGATTCCATACCGCATCCGCCCACTCAATCTTCGTCCTGCCCATCACCACCCCTCCCACGCCTCCGCTTCCC